GATTGTTGGCAATGATGGACCCCACGCCTTCCACAATGCCATTCGTCTTCGTGAATTCCAGGTCCTGCAATGTGATTTTCAACGTTTTCATGAAGTCGCTCAGCTTGACCGCATCCTTGCACTCCGTGTTCAAAAACACCTGCACATTGATTTGGTTATTAATCGTGTTATGCGTGTTTGACACGTGCGCCACAGGTGCCACTTGCGTTGATTTTTCTTTTATTGTTTCAACAAACGTGTTGAGCATGTCTTTGTGCATTGTTATCATGTTTTCCATAAACAGTTTCATTTCGGCTGTCTGCGCAGACTCATTTTTTAAATTCTGCTTGTGTTTTTCAGTTTCACAATGCTGCGCATAGTGGCTCTTTTTGTTGCAGCAATATTTGCATACATCACAAACATAATTCGATTTAGAGTTTTGCTTATGTTTTTCTGTTTCACAATGTTGCGCATAGTGGCTCTTTTTGTTGCATTGATATTTACATACATCACAAACATACTTTGGTTTGGGTTTTTCAATATCCATTGCAATCAATTTGAGAGATTTTTATATAATGCAAATATTTAAATTCATGCTTTAAGCATTTTTCACATTGGTTAAATAATTTCAGCTAATAAATGCTGTCGGCCTATTGAGAGCCTATTTTAGGCTTTTTCCCTAGATGAAGCGGACTATTTTAGCCTATTTTGGCCTATTTTTCAATGGAAAATAGCCTATTTTAGACTATTTTATAGGCTAAAAATAGGCTTTTTTTCCAGACAATGCATCAACTTTGGTGCTTTTTTTTAAGTTTTTTTTGGGCCAAAATTTTTCCATTTTTGGTGCTCTTTTTTAAGCGCTGCATAATGCTCTCGTTTTTTGATACAAATCTTGCCAAATATTTTTTGTTATTTTTCATTTTTCTTTGCACAAAAGTCAAAAAAATTTTGAGAATCGGACATAAAAAGTATGTCCAAAAATCGATACCCCGTTACCTTTTTGGGAAAAAACGCGCGGCACTAGGTAATTTGCGGAACTTTTTTGGGCAAGGATGCAACAGACCATAAATGCTGCGACGTTTTTGAAAATGTGATTTTTTCGAAAATCATCTAGAGAGAAATTGCATCAATAATTCTTGTGTAATTATTGGGAATATCTCTCAACTATAATATATGAGAATGCAGTTATCTCGGCGACAACCTGCGTGTCCGCTTCCAAAGAGCCGGAAGTTTCCCAAAGCATTGTATGCATTTTCAAGTCCGCGACAAGCACAAAAAATGGCGTACAAGTATTTAGGTCATTCTGCCAAGCTGTATCCTGCAAGCAATCCCGTGAAAAAATATCGAATATGCGACCCAAAGTTGAAGCAATGGGTCAACTTTGGTCAAATGGGGTATCAAGATTACACGCGTCATAAAAACAAAACGCGCCGAAAAAATTACTTGACGCGCACGGCTGGCATGTTGGGCAAGTGGAAAGACAACAAATACTCGGCAAACAATCTGAGCCGCAGCATCTTGTGGTAGTTGGTGCCTTTTTTTAAGCTCGGCGACGATGGGTGCGAACACGACGACGACCTCGACGTTTTGTTTTACTTCCACCATTACTTATCTTTCTCCTCTTGTCAAGTCCCAATTCACTGTATATTCTTCTCTGGTTTGTGTCACGGTCAAAATTCCGTTCATGCTTATCAATATACCTTTCTGCAACCATCAAATGTTCCCAGTTGAACACATTCGGATCAATATTAAAATCTTCATTGTCATGCCTTTTTTGAGACAATTCAAAATCAAACATGGCGTATTGAGGGTCCCATCGATGTTGTTTCCCATGTGTTTCTAAATATTTTGAAGCAAACATGTAGCTCTCATTATCAAATTTGCTTATATTTATTATCATGTGGGCGGATTATGCATTTAGTTTATATTATTTTTTTGCAAATTTTGATTTTACTCCCACACCACGACGGGACCACCGGATGGCCACTCTGCGTAAGGGACTGCCTTGCTGGTTGACTGTTTCAAATTAAGAAGTTTTTGCAACGCGGCTTGGCGGCGTTCCAGCGGTGTCTGATTCACATCGGAACGTTCGCGCCGCGTCAACTGCTTGAACCGCCACTCGAACTGCAGTGCAGCTTGCCAAGTGGGAAACCCAGTGATGTGGCACGCACGGCGCCAGGTTTCGCCACGGGCCACTTTGGCGCCAGTTGCATGTGCTCCGCCACTAATTTCCTTATTGTGTTGACGCAACCGTCGTTCTAGATTAACAGTTGCACCAACATATGTCGCACTTTTGGTTGACGATTCCAGCAAATACACGAAAAATTCCTTGGCATCGGCCACATCTTCTTTTTCCACAGACGGAACTATGTCTTCAACTGACTCTTCTTGATTCGACATGAGTTAATGTAATGTTATACTGTGGTGCCTTTATACAAATGTTCTGAAAAAAATGTATATACTTTTTTCATTTACTCTCATACATTTTTTTCTTGGTTTTGTTTTTCTTATTGTCGTGAATGGGCACTCATGGCTCTTTGTGGAACCATGCTGGGAACATCATCCGATGCAAAGGCATAGTAGTCATCATCATCGCATTGTGAATCAGTGTGGTTGCCAATGAAGGATGGCGTGTGTCCCCGCGGAGTGGAACAATCCAGACCGGATGGCGTTTCTGACAACACAATGTCATCGTTGTTGAATTCAGTGCTTTGAGTGTCGCCAGACACGCAGCGTCCGAGTGCACGACGGCACACCTCGTATGCAACTGGCGTGTTATTTGAATCATGTTGAATCGAATGCACGCGGTCAAGGCCAATGTCGTGCGCATTTCTCATGGTTGTTGGGTCCGAACCAATGAAGAGCACCGAGTGCATCGGGTTCCGTTTTTTGTTTTCTGCAATCATTTCGTTGACACTTTGCTGCTTATGCAATCTTGAATCGTTGTTGTCGCCGTCAGTGAAGATGTAAGTTGTCGCGGGAACTCCTGCGCTGTGCGTGTTCATGTGCTCAATCGCAATTGCAGCGGCATCCCACATTGCAGTCATGCCATCGCACACCAAGTCTCTCATGGAAATGGGTTTTGCCTCATTGACTGGAATGACAGTGCCCATTTGAATGCGGTCATGAGACGAGAATTGCATGATGCAAATGGTGGCCTTGTGTTCACATGGTTCTCTGTAGCGCTTTTGCAAGTCGCCAATGATTTCATTGATTCCGGTCACAACTGAATGACGTTGGCCTTCCATGGAACCACTTACATCTTGGACGACCAGCACGTTCATGTCTTTCACTGCAAGGGATGGAAGCACCGATTCAGGGTCTTGGACTTCAGGGTCTTGGACTTTAGGGTCTTTTTTGAGCAACTCTGCCGGAATATCTGCCATCACGCAATGAGGAGGCCTATTAAGTCTAGCCATTGTCATTTCACTGCTCATCATTTCAATCGATTGTTATTGCTGTTGTGCCAAAGCTGGTTTTTATTTCATCTTAAAAACGGCTTTCAATTTTTCTTTATATTTAGAAATAATAATTATAAATGATATAGAACAACATTGATTTTACAAATCTTCTCTCATGTTTGATGAAAGAACAGCCATCGCTGGTTTATATTTATGGTTGCTATTTGGGTTCTTATCAAATATGGTGAGTTGTGACATGAAAAAATTTATAAAAGAGAATGTCTATTTTCGTCATTTCATAGGATTGATTTCATTCTTTCTGCTATTCACTGCCACAGACGAAAACAACGTGAATGACATAAACATAACTAGCGTTTGGATTAACACCTTTTTTGTATACTTCGCATTTTTGATGATGACCAAGTCAAAATGGTATTTTTCCATCCCTGTGTTATTGCTAATTGTCATTGACCAGTCGTATAAATTTCAGATTGAGTTTATTCAAAAAGACAAAAAACAAAGCAGTGAAAACACTGACAAAGTAAATGCATATGAAAAAATTCGTCGATACATCTATCCGGTCAGTATTGTATTAATTATTGCAGGGTTTATTCATTATGCCGTAAGACAATATAACTATTTCGGCCGCAAATTTTCAATCGCGAAGTTGATATTGTATAATACTTGCAATTGACGCAATCATCGCATTGAGTTTGTGCATTTTTCGTATAAATGTTTGCATGCACCAAATGAGGTGAACCCTATGAAAATCCAGGACTGATTATAGAAGTATTTGGACATGTCCATCACTTGAAGCGTGTAAGAACATACCGGATTTGCCACATTGATAAATGACACAACGTAACCATAAAATCCAGGCGGCGCACAAAGTTGCACGTAAATTTGTGCCGAACACCAATGCAGAGTTGAAAATGCCAGCGGCATTAACATGCTGCACATAATTTGGTTCCCTCTCATTTGCGGTTTTTTTGCGTTATGTCATTTGAGTGAGTTATTTTTATTTATGAAATCGTTCATTTGATAAAATATTCATCAATGCTGGTTTCATCTTGGTGAGTTTCAAACACCACATTTCCAATGCGACTGATATGTCCTTTGAATTTGGCCTCACATTGTATTTGTCTCTTAAGAATGTCATTATTGACGATGAATGTTGAATGAAACTGTAGTGTTTTTCTGCAACCTTGTAAAGTTCCCGACTTTCTGGATAATTATTGCATACACGACACACTTTGTGTATGAAGTATTCGTATTCGATGATTTCCGTTTGCAAATAAAGTGCCAATGTTGAACTATTTTGTTTTTTGTATTTCCGAACAAAATAACGCCAAGGGGACAATTTTTGTATGCACAATTTGTTATCGTTGATGCACAACTTATCATATTTGGTCAAAGTTAAAATTGCAGCAAATTGGTCATAGAATGCATCACTTTGTTTCATCAATTCTATTAAAGTGCAATCATTGATTTCATCAGTGTTCATGGGTTCATCAATATAATCAGGTATGCTTTTATATTCAATTCCATTCATTAATATATGGTGTTATAAAATGATGAACACTTGACTTAATATCATTTTCTTGCATTTCTATAATTTTGAACGAACCAAGCAACTGTTTCTTGTATTCCCCATTTAATCGGTGTGAATGCAAATGGGGGTTTGTAGCCATAAAGGTTCTTGAATTTGGAATTGTCCGCCGTTTTTTTGTATTGACCGTCTGGCTGTGCAGTGTCATACACAATGTCATTGTCTAGACCCATCGCATCAACAATGTGCTTCACGACTTCCGCGATGCTTATTTCATCTTCGGGGTCCACTGAGAGAATGAGTGTGCCCGCTCCTTGAGTGCTGTCCTCCTTTTTTGCATCATAGTGTTCGAGCGTCCAGATGAGAAGAAGTGCCAGGTCGCGCGAAAAAATGAACTGCCGCAACGGCGCGCCACTGCCTGCAACCACAAGAGGCAAACCCTGCTGTTTGGCCAAGTAGCATTTGTGAATCAGGGCAGGAATGACGTGTGCGTCGTCCAGATGAAAGTTGTCGTGTGGACCATAAATGTTCGTGGGAATGACACACACATAATTGTGTCCATATTGTTCTCTATAACATCGCGACTGCACTTCCAGCATGCGCTTGGCATATGCATACGCGTCATTGGATGAATGCGGCGCCCCCATGTGCAGCATGGTTTCATCAATGGGTCCGTTCTTTGTTTTTTCATCTGGAAAAATGCACGTTGAGAGACAACTCACGACTTTTGAAACGCCCACTTCATGAGACGCGCGCAGGACGTTCATGTTAATCTGGACATTTTTCTCAAACATGTCCACTTTGCTTCTCATGTTTTTAAATAGGCCGCCCACTGCTGCCGCCAAATGAATCACCGCGTCTGGCATGACCCTTCGAAAATATTTCAACGTTGCTTCATAATCAGCCAGGTCGCATTCATGAGAAGACATGAATGTCATTTTGTATTTTAAGTCAGCGCCACACACGCTTTGAATCGCGGACCCCACCAATCCGAACCCGCCAGTGACTAATACAGACTGCATTTATGTGTTTGTGCGCGCGTGTATGTGTGTTGAAGTAATTTATTGTTATTCTTTAAATGTTTTGAATTCAATGTATTTAAATGATACTTCATAATGTTTGTATTGAGAATATTCCTCACACGCAGAATCGCATGATACCTCACCACCGGGTTGCATTCATAACCGGAATCTCTGGCCAGGACGGTTCATACCTGGCGGAACTCCTGCTGCAGAAAGACTACAAGGTGCACGGTTTGATTCGGCGTTCATCCACCATAAACACTTCTCGAATCGAGCACTTGTTTCATCACCCCGCGTTGAAGTTGCACTACGGAGACATGACGGACGGCGCATGTTTATACAAAATTCTGAACCACATCAAGACAACTCACGCATCGATGGACCGTCTTGAGATTTATAATCTGGCAGCACAGTCGCACGTGAAAATATCATTTGAGATGCCTGAATACACGGCCGACACGGATGCGTTCGGCACATTGAAGCTATTGGAAGCCGTGCGCAACAATGACCTGGACTCGATTGCGCGGTTTTATCAGGCGTCCACTAGTGAGTTGTATGGTAAGGTGCAGGAGATGCCGCAGCGAGAGACGACGCCGTTTTATCCGCGGTCGCCGTATGCGGTTGGGAAGCTGTATGCATATTGGATTGTCAAGAATTACCGGGAGGCATACGGAATGCACGCGTCCAACGGCATTCTGTTCAATCACGGCGGGGTGCGTCGTGGCCACAATTTTGTGGAGCGCAAAATTACGCTGGGGCTTGGTAAGATTCTGCGGGGCGAGACGGATCGACTGGTTATGGGCAACATTGACTCGAAGCGCGACTTGGGGAACGCAAAGGATTATGTGGAAGGCATGTGGCTCATGCTGCAACAAGATGCGCCGGATGACTACGTGTTGGCCACGGGAGAAACGCACAGCATCCGTGAGATGATTGAGCTGGCATTCAGCATGGCCAACATTCGATTGCGGTGGCGTGGCAGTGGTGCAGATGAAGTGGGATACGACGAAACGACGGGGCGTGACCTGATTTTCATTGACCCGAAGTATTATCGGCCAACCGAGGTGGATGTGCTTTGGGGGGACGCGTCGAAGGCGGAACGGGTGCTGGGATGGCGTCCGCAAACATCGTTTCGGCAGCTCATTGGCGAAATGGTGCAACAGGACACGCAAGTCGTGTATTCAATCATTTAATTTCGATTAATCCAAAATAAAAAACAATTAAATGTCTGACAATTGTCGCATATTCATGTGAATGTTGCATTGATAAATGCAATGATAAATGAATATGTGTATATATTTGTGTAGTTGTTAATATTTTATTTTTGATTTTTACCAAACGCATCATTGTAATGTTGGCGATGAATATATATTAAAGGCATTGTGCAATGATTTATTTAATACTTGCGCTTGTGAATATTTCACCGAATTTCTCTCGAAATGCAAACAACTGAAAAGAAACGACGGGTTCGTGTTGTCAAGAAGAAGCCAGCGGCGACCGGACTGTTGGACATTCATGGAGACATCAAGCAGAAGCTGCGGCATTTCGTTGAAAACAAGAAAATACCGAATATCATATTTCATGGGGTGTCGGGATGCGGCAAAAACACGCTCGCATGGAATTTCGTGCGCAGCATTTATGGGAATGACAAAGTGGCGCTGAAGGATTACGTGATGCACGTGAACTGTGCGCACAACAAAGGCATCCGATTCATTCGCGAGGACTTGAAGTTCTTTGCGAAAACAAACGTGGATTTGAAGGATGGAGAGATATTCAAGAGTGTGGTGCTGGTGAATGCGGACAAGCTGACAACCGATGCGCAATCCGCGCTCAGGCGATGCATTGAATTGTTTAACCATTCGACGCGATTTTTCATTGTGGTGGAGGATAAATACAAGTTGCTGCGTCCGATTCTCTCTCGATTTTGCGAGATACACGTGCCGGAGCCGATTATCAACGGAGAGCAAGTCAATTTGCATGCGCACTTGCTGAAAAAGACGTTCGCATTTGACAAGTTGAAGCAGCAGCGCGATGAATGGTTGGAACGAGAACTGTCGTTTGACCGTAAATACACGTATGATGAGTTGATTGCACTTGCCAGCAAACTGCATGAGCGGGCTTACAGCAGCATTGACGTGTTGAAGTGGTTGGAAAGGTCCGAAATCGCACCAGAGATAAAATACGAGAAGTTGATTGCTTTTCAAAAGGTGCGCCATGAATTTAGAAACGAGAAATTGTTGATGTTGTTCATGTTGCATTTCACGCTATTTCGTTCTGATGCCAGTTTAGAAAATATAGCATTTATGTAAACCAATAAAAAAACGAATAAACAAATGGACGACTATTCACTGCCTAGCTTACAAGAATCGCGCAACGAATGGTGTGCACGCTTGGTCAATGTTTTAGCGCCAATGATGTCGGAGGGATTTCGCTCGATTTTCGATGAAGCATGGAAACTGTGCGAGCAAAACAATGAGACGGGCAAGTATTTGATGACATTTCAGAATTTTCTCTCGCGTGTTCCGAAATGGAACGCAACCATCATTGCACAGGAGACGCAGCGCATCATCGACCGGAGCGGATGCGGCTACTTGGCCGACTTGGTGACTTGTGTGCATATCATTCAGTTGAAGAGCCTGACGTGCATGCGAGTGGGGACCAAGCAGAAGAAAGTGGACATTGATGTGCCGCAACTAAATGAATTCATTCACAAGGTTTATGTGCATTGTGCGCGCAAGTTGTATACCAATGTGTATTTGTTTGAGCGTGGCATTCCCCCCCTTACCATGCAGAAGAACATGAGAGAGACGGAGATTATAATCAAGGAATGCATTTTGGACAGCATACGAGAGAGCATTCCGCTTGAGGTCATTCTGAAGACATACATGGATGAAACCATTGAAGACCACACCGAGATTAAAATAAAAGAGGAGGTGGTCTCTCAAGAACCCGTGTTGGACGAGCAACCGCCAAATGCGGGTGTTCCATCAGCAACTCCGTCTCCAAATGCAGCGACGGATGCTGCGGCGATCGCGGCCGGTGTTGAAACAGACGCGTTTCCTTCGGTTGCTTCGGCGGCGGCATCCAATGACTCAGTAGCTTCCACGGCTTCCACGGCTTCCACGGCTTCCATCAAATTCAATGACATGGACAGTGCAATTGATATGAATAACTCGGAGCAGATTATTCACGCTCCCAAGAGTGAGGAACGATTGGAACAAATCAGCAACGAGAGATACATGCAGCGAAAACTGCAAGAAGAAGAAGAGGCAGACGATGAAGTTGACCGACTGAAAATTGGAGAGGACGTGCAACTGGACGTGTTTGATGTGCATTCCATGGAGGACTCTTCCCGAAAACTGAATTTTGATGCACCGGAACTGGATGACATTGAAATCCTTGCTTGAATAAATGAATTTATATTAGGTCAAATTGGGTTCAAAATATATTGTCATACTATTTTATGACAATAATAAAGAAGCAAATACATGAAGAAAAATTCTCGAAATCGTAGAAGACGTTTGCAAAACCGAAGCAAGAAAACAAAGGGTGGAATGTTTCCATCATCCAATTCCAAGACCAAGACCAAGGCAACCAAGGCAAATCTTATTGCACTTATTAATAGTTTGGGGGGAGTGGACCCGAAACTTAGAGCACAATTGCGTGTTGCACCTGGGTCCGGTTCTCATGCACATGTTGCTAGCCAATTGTTGAGACCCCTCGAAACTGCACCAACACATGTGCGAACTATGGCCGAAAGTTCTATGGCAAGATTTCCAATGGATAGTCGAGTTGCAGCTGGGTTGGGAATTCAGTACTTTAATCGTGCTCAACGGTTGCGGGCTCAATCATTCCGCGATCACAATATCACAGAATGCACAAGAATAAACCAAGAAGCAGTGGAACTATTAAATAAAGCAATTGAATTAGGCAATTTGCATGCACGCGCAGCGCTTGCAGAAATGTATTTAAGCAGAGACAAGGTGGGTGTAAAACCGGACCTTCCACAAAACATGACAGATTACGCGGTTGATTTAGTTTCTCAGTTTGTGGATGAACCCGACTGCAGGGGGGTTTTGGCATACTACCGCTTCAAGTACAACTATATGGATGAAGCCACTCGTTTGGCAGATGACAGCGCACAAGCGGGAAGCAAATACGGCCAATTTGTTCGTGGACTGATTGAGAGAAACAATGAAATAATAACGAAGAGGGACCCAACTCAACGCAATTATGCCACCGCGCATCATTGGTTTTCTCTTGCGGCAGGACAAAACTATGATGAAGCCCAAATCGCATTAAGCGAACTTTACAGCACTGGTAAAATGACAATGGGCACAAAGGAAGAGAATGAAAGGGAAGCGCTTCGGTTGCTTGAACTTGCAGCGGAACAAGGAAATGACAAGGCCATGTTGTTTATCGGGCTTGCTCATTCAAATGAAGCGAATGAATTGAAAATGGATGAGAGTCATCAGGAAGAAGCGAAAAGACGGTTTGATGATGCATGCCGGTGGATTGGCTTCGCGGTTGAATCAAACAACGATAATGCAGAGAGAACATTGAATATGATAAAGAATAGGTTCGAAGACATTAAACCAAAAAAATCCAAAAAATGACAAATTCGTAAAAAGGGCCAATTGTTTCGTTTTGGTTAATATATACTTTAGCAAAACCCGCAAGATGAATAACAATGAATATGTTGTGAGCGGCATCATCACTTTCGTGTTTTTGGTAGCAAAATTCATTGAAATGCGATTCAACAAGTCGAGTGACGAAGATGAACCCAAACCTCTCAAGTTTTTGCTGCGAGATGGACTTCTGGTTTACATTTCATCGTTGCTTGGATTCTACATCATTTCACAATTCGAGGAACGTGCCGTTTCCACCATGAAAGAAGTTCCCGCATTCACGGGTGGTCCGGATTTTTAGACAACACGGGCCATGTATAACTCCATTCTTAATTATATCAGTTCGAATTATATAATTAAAAACAACGGAACTATTAATACAACGAATCAAACAGTGCATTTGAACACTACGTTCGAAGAAGATGCTCACCAAAAAATGGATGGAATATCTGAAACAGTTTGAAGTGTTGGGTGCAGACGCATTCAAGCACATGCGACCCAAACACACTCTGCGCAAGTTCTGCGTGATAATTGAACCGCGCAAACACGAAAACCTCATACCCGTCATCAAAAACTTCATGTTCTTGATGCAGCACACGGGATGGGGGCTGATTGTGTATCACGGTCCCGACAACGAGAGTTTTGTTAAGGACGGATTGAAAGACGCCATGTCCGATGACCAAGTTCATTACGTCCGCATGATACAAAAAAATTTGACAAACGGGGAATACAGCGCCATGGTTGCCAACCCTTTGTTCTGGGAGACCATGTGGAAATGCTTCAAGTGCGAGCATGCGCTCATGTTTCAAACCGACACATTGCTTCTTAAGGGCGGCGATGCGATTGACTCGTTTTTGAAATATGATTATGTGGGTGCACCTTGGGCGAATGACGGGATGTGTGTTGTGATGCCACCAAACAATCGTTACATGCAAATAACCGTGGGAAACGGCGGACTTTCTCTCCGTAATGTGCGTGCCATGATGGCAATTGCGCGCAGATATCCATACAAACGTGGAAACGATGCACCAGAGGATTTGTATTTTTCGTACTGGCTGAAAGTGCATGCAGTTGATTTTCACCTTCCAACCGTGAGCGAAGCAAGTGAATTCGCAATGGAGCATGTTTACAATCCGAATGCAGCCGGTATGCACTCACCTCTCCCGATGTTTGAAAGCTTATGCGACGACATGATTTCAAACGCCTATAAAAGTGTGCGTTGAAACAGAAACCACACATCGTGTTTGCCTCCTTCTTCGCGGCAGATGTAGAAATTGGATTGCGTGTCTTTTGAAAACACACAATCTGCAATGATTTGCTGGTCATCTTTCACGGTGCGTCCTTGAGACAACTGGCTGTGCAATTTAGCGTCATATGTCACGGCCCACCACTCCGCCTTGGACTTGTGCAGCATAAAAAATCCACCGGCAATGTAATTTGTGCGCGGGTCCAACGGCTGCTGTTGATTCACCTTTCGAATGCAATCCTCGATTTGGGCCCAATCGTTGTTCACGCATGCATAGTAAATTTTGCCGGGATTGAGCACCGCGATCTTGTTCGAATTCGGCCAGTTGCGCAGCCTTGACATGGGAAGGTCTCTGTAATGATTCGGGCCACTGGTCCGCCCACGAAAATATCCAATGTCGCACCAGCCGTAAAAATCCGTGTCGAAATACTTTTGAGAAACCGTCTCATTGACAAAGTGCACCTTTTCAGACCAGAGCGCATTCACGCGCCAATCCACCAACGTGTTCAAAAGCGCATTTTTTGCATGATTCGCAATCCACATATCTTTAAGGGCATAGTTGCGGAAAGACTCAAATGGTTTTATTATAACACGAATGCGTGGATTCACGGCGGCGTATGAGTCAAAATCAAACGCGGCTCGTCCAGCTTCATCTGTGTAAATGACCAGGTTATATGAGTTGACGTTCGAGAGCATGTTGTGTATCCATTGCGCGTAAGTTTTGAAGTCAAACTTGGCCTTGAACTGGTACCAACACGTGGAAAATGTGATGTTTATTTTGGATGTGGACATTATGTATGTAGGTAAAAAATTAAATCAATGCATATTACAATATTGAAAAAAACGTTTAAGTCCCTACACAAATTCTAATGTTTGTGGTGTATAAAAAAATAAAAACTCCGGAATCCAGTCCAGTTCTAGGACCGATGAACATCTCTCCAATTTTGGCTTCCAAAGAAGCACCGGTCAATGCCAATGAATCCAAGTCCATTGCGTCAAACGACGCCGCAACCGAGGCTGACGATGCAATGGAGCCATTTTCACTGTATAAATGTTGCTGTAGTTCTCGCGTGAACCACAAGTCCAAAAAGGATTCCCCTCCACATGGTGGTGAAGCAAATTCAACATTCACATCAGAATACAAATATGAGTTCGGACATGCGACACATTACATATACAATGCAACCACCCCTCGTTTAATTTGTGAGTTTGAAACAGGAACTCCTCCATCACCATGAACACGATGTTCACATTGCATCGCACATTGCATATCGTGTGATTTGATTATCTTGGCGGATTCGATTGGTTGTGCTCCATCATCTTGCGAAAAATGAGCTGTTGTTTATCAATGTCAAGCATTAAGTGGCTGTAATTTGTCACGCGCTGTTCAATGTCGCTGTAATCTTCTCGTTGAACCACGGTGAGAGGTGTTATGAGAAACCACCGGTCTCGGCGCTGCAGTTCAAACCAGTGTCTGTCAATCGCATAGTTGATTTTTTCAGTGGGGTTGCGCATCAACAAATGGATGCCTTCTCTGTAGTTGTTAATCAGGATGTCATAGTAGTGTTTTTTCACAATGTATGCCGTGGTGGTTTGACAGTTGTTGATTCGAATGCAAGCGTCATTGACGACCTTGAAAGGCGGAATGTTATTTCCAGCCAACAGCACAACATCCCAGTTGGGAACTGTCGCAAGGAATTTTTTCAACTTCGTCAAAAACAAAGGAACATTTGTGAAAAGGATGTCATCCTCGCAAACCAAAACATGGTCCCAGTTGCGTGCCTTGGCCAGTTTGATGCAGCTCAAATGACTCATACTGCAACCAAGTGCGCCATTTGCATTTTTAATGGCATTAAATCTCTCTGGTGTTAGATTGCACATGTCTCCGCGTTTGAGTGCAGCCAACTGGGATTCCACATGTTCGCGCCGGTCAGTGCGCGATTCCAAGTTAATGTAAAGCGCATGACATATGTTTTCAATGCTTGACATCAAAATTTGGGTATGTTGAAAGATGGGATAGAGAGATATTTGTGATGTTATAGTTAAATCACAAGAATGTTTTAAATGATGAATTATGATAATTATAATTCAGCATTAGAGTGGAATTTGCAAGAGGGATTTATATCATTGCAAATCATAAAAATTGATTGCGGCGCAACATGCGTTGTTGTGGCAGTGCATCAATCGAGACATGCACACTCTATTCTTTGATGGATGCAGCAAAGGAAATCCAGGGCGGGCAGGGGCAGGCGCGGTGCTTTACAATGATGCAGGTGCCGAAGTGTTTGCACAGGCCGCATTTGTTGGGCACCATGCAACCAACAACGAGGCCGAATACACGGGTCTTGTTGTTGGACTGAATGAAGCCGCAAACCTTGGAATAAAAGAACTGCAAGTGTGCGGAGACAGTCAGCTCGTGATTTATCAAATGCAAGGAAAATACAAAGTCAACTCGGTTAAACTGATTCCACTGCACGAAGGTGCAAAAACACTTGCATCCAAATTTGAAAAAATAGAATTCAAACACGTTTACAGAGAGAACAATAAACGGGCAGACGCGCTTTCCAATGAAGGGGCGGCTGCGTTGCGTTAAATTCATTGTGATTATGAACCATACCATTTTTTGTTCACGGTCAACATTTCCTTTCTGTAATCAACGTGCTGTTTGCATATGTTGCTGTAGTCGTTTCGCTGAATGATTGAAATGGGGGTAATCAAATACCATCGATGCATGCGTTGCAAATGTTTCCAATGCTGGTCAATCGCATAAGCAGTTTGGTCGCGTGTCGTGATTAACCCATTCAACCCTTTTTTGAAATTGTGCAACAGTGTATGGAAATAATGACTACGCACTAGATATGCCGTGGCGGTTTGACAATTCGCAACACGAATGCATTCTGGCGACATTTGGCGAAATGGTTGATAATTGTTTCCAGCAAGCAGCAAAACATCCCAATGGTCTCCAAACTTTTTGAAAAATTGGTTTACTTGATACACCAATTGTCCTGGATTGACTATTGTGGCATCATCTTCGCATATGAGAACATGGTCCCAATTGTTTTTGATTGCCAACTCCAGGCATGCGATATGGCTCATGCTGCACCCAACTGCGCCATCATCCTGTTGAATGGCCTGAAATCTTTGCGTTTGCAGTCCGATTTTATTGAATTCCGATTCAAAATGATTGCGACGGTCAATTCGCGAATCAAGATTGATGTATAAAACGTGTCTAATATCATAAAACTGGTTAATCTGATGTGTCATTTCCATATTTATATATTTATATATGAATTGCATAAATAATTTTTAGCTCATCAAACGGAAAATGCATGCATGTCATTGGTTTTGTCAATTTCATTTGAGTTGGGTTGATTTGGATTGATTTGGTGGAGGGACAAGTTTTACATTATTGTATTTCAAGAAGTCAATGAAATGTTTGTTATATGAATGCGTTTCAGCAAGCTCATAAATGTCATTGTCGGACATGGCCATGTGCCGGTATGCATATTTTTTAAAAAAATGCTGGCGTTTCACTATTCCAGTTTCATTCAAAACCTCATGCCACTTGCAACACGTGGTGTTTAGTGGGAATTTCATGTCATCATTGGAGACAAATGCGTATTGTGAAAACCCATTGTTCATTAAATGCATTGTTATTTTCAATTCATACTTTGAAATGGCAGCGTCGTGATTTTCAGGGAGACCAGTGGTTTTAAAGTAATCGATGACCGTTTGCATAGTGGATGCATTGAAACACAAGAAATAAGACTGCATATGAAAGACATTTTCATGGCTGCTTGTCAATCCAATGAAATCGTATTCATTTATTTGCACTTCAAACAAGTTTCGAATGCATCTTCCAAATGCATTCACGTCGACCACAATAAACGAATCATTTATGAGAAACACGGATGATGCGGTCAACAATTTGGTTTCATTTTGAATGATGAATAACCCATAGTTCCTAAAATCACTTTTCAAATCATAGTTCAATATGTAAATTTTGTTGTAATCCGGTTTCTGAATGTTCCATTTGGTCGAACAGTTGGTCAAGATGATGATGTAGTCGAAATATTTTTGAATGTATTCCAACAACAACACATTGTAGCTTTCCACTTGTTCTTGTTTTGAATAATGGGAGTAAATCATCACGCGTTTGTTCTTAAAATCCAGCCCATTGATTAACTGAACGTATGCGAAATTCGATGTGATGGCTTGATTAATTTTATCACACGATAATTGCTCTCTCAATGAATCGTTCACTTTCATCAGGGCTGCACATTCTTTTCCACACTTCCGTTTAACATCCTCCACTTCATGTATGAGTGTTTTTATGTATTTGGCTTGGTCAAGTTGCAGTTTACTAAATTCATTTTTATCTTCATGCAAATTGTTGAAATCACCTTCCAATGTTTTTTTCTTTTGTTCCAACAACGCAACCTCATCCATGATGTGCCCCTCTTTTCTCTTCAGTTCTTCATGCATTTCTCGGATTTTTTGCATGGCATGTTCATGTTCCATTGCCATTTTTTCTCTCATTTCATTCAATGCAGTTTTTTCGATTGCATTTTCGCTCTTGATTTTCATGCATTCATGATGAAACCGGTTTGTCTTTTCAATCGAAACGCGCAAATTCAATTCTTTGTCATACAGCTGTTTATTTTTTTGAAACCATTCTTCATTACATTCATTGTTCAGTTTTTCGCGTTCAATGAGATGGTTGTTTATTAATTCTTTGTATTCATCCTCCAGCTTACCCTTAATGGCCTTTGCGTCTTCGTTTATTTTTTTCATGAGTTCTTCATATGTGCTTTTCTGCAGTTGGAGATTCGCATTGAATTTTGCAGTTTGTTCCATTTTTAGTTTATGTAACATTTCTTCATTTTCAGCTTCCAGTTTTCCTTTGAGTTGTTGACGTTCGTCATTGAGTTTGTTCAGTGCGACATTGAATCTAGCATCCAACTCGGCTCTTGCTTTCATCAAAGCCTCCGAATTCTGTCTGGTTTTTTCCGCAAGCTCCTCTTTTGCTTTTTGCAAAAGTTGCGTGTGTTCGTTTTTTCGAATAAAATCGTTTTCTTTGACACGTTCAATCTCATTATTCAACTTTCGCATTTCATGCGCATGTGCGTTCTCATGTCTATTCATCAGGACCCGGAGCGCATCTTCGCATTGTTTTTTCTTTTCAGATAGGATTTTTTCGTTGGTTTCCAGTTGAGCATTCAATTTATCGTTCATTTCTGCTGTTAGTTTATTTCGCTGTTTTTCAAATTCATCGTTCAGTGCACTAATCTTTGCAAGAACCGAGTTGCGCATGTTGTTTTCACGTTGTGCCATAATTTCTCGTTCTTTGTTCATTTTCTTGACTTCCTCATCCAATTCGTTCTTTTGTTTTTGCGTTTGGGCATCAAATGCGGTTTTTTGTTCTTCGATTGCTGCTTTGAATTTGGCCTCCAGTTCAGATTTCATAAAAGCCAATTCTTCCAACTTTGATTTGTGCATGATAAGAGCATTTTTGTTTGCTTGTTCAACCATCATTGCCCGGTCTTTCTCCAACTTTTCTTGACCTTCTTTCAGTTTTTCCTTTTCCAACTCATGGCGTTTGCGGAGTTCTTCTTCATCTTGCAACTGTCGTTTCAGTTTTTCCCGTTCTTCATTGAGTGTTTTCATTGCATCATTGAAATTATCATCCAACTCGGCCCTTGCTTTCATGAACGCCTCCGAATTCTGTCTGTTTTTTTCGGCAAGTTCCGCTTTTGTTCTTTGCAAAAGTTGCATGTGTTCATTTTCTCGAATGAAATCGTGTTCTTTCACACGTTCGGTCTCATCGTTCAACTTTCGCATTGCATCATCATGTCTGGTCTGGTGTTTATTGATGACCGTTTGTAATAACTCATCATTCTCTCGTTTCTTTTCATTTAGAATTTTTTCATTCGAGACGCGCATTTCCTCTGCATCCTTCTTTGCTTTTTCCGCCACTCGTTCTTTTTCGACCTTCAATTCGGACTGCAGTTCCTTTACTCTTGAATATTCCATTTCTATCTGTTTTTTTTTATTAAGCAAATCATTCATGGTTTGTTTCATTTGGTCGCGTTCTTTATCGCGTTCCTGATTCAACTGTTGAACCGTGGAATTGTGTGCAGCCAAGTTTTGAGCCACTCGCGCCTGGAATTTGGATTCCAACTCTTGCAATGATTTTTCAAATGCTTCTGCGTTTAACCTGCGTTGAGTTGCAATTTGGTGTTCTGCTTCTTGTTTTTCTTTCTCAAACTGGCATTTGAAATTTTCACGGTCCTGCTTCATCTGGATTAAGAACTTGGTTTGGTTTTCGCGTTCATCGCGTTTGATTTGTTCGCGCATTTCATCAACTTGTTTCTTGAGCTGTTCGCGTTCTTCATTCAATAATTTCATGTCATTCATAAACGCCTCTGTCTGCTGTTGTTCTTTTTGTTTCAACATCTGAAGCTGTTCGTTGTGAAATGCAGATTGCTCTTTTTCTTTGTGTTTCAATTGTTCCAGCTGATTTTCATGTTGCGCCATTTGTTCCATTTCTCTCTTTTTCAGTTCTTCGATTTGTTCATTTTTCCAGGACAATAAATCCTCTTCTTTCTTTTTGAGTTGCTCTTCCCATTCGTGCTTTTTTTCACGTTCTTGTTGAATCCGGATGCGTTCGCATTCAAGTTTTTGAATTTCGGCCTCTAGCGTGTTCAATTTGTCATTGAGTTGTTCGCGATGTGCAAGTTCGGTTTGTTTTTTCAATTCCACGATTTCATCATCCCATGTTTGTTTCTTTTCAGTGAACTCTTTTTCCAGTTGTTCGTGCATATCTTTGCGTTTTTTTTCCAATTCTTGCATCATTTTTTCACGTTCTGCATCCATTTCCATGACCAATCGAATGGTGAATTCTTGTTCATCATTGTTCATGCGCACTTGCAAATCATCCAAATCTTGTTTGATTTGAAGTCGGGATTGTTCGACCTGAGTCTCGAGTTGTTTCCGTTCTTCTGCGAGTTTTCTGCACTCTTCTTCAAAGTCTCTTTTCAGTTGTTCTCGTTCTTCAGTCATTTCCATTCGTTCTTGTTCGAGTTGTTTTATCAAATCGTCGTGCTGTTTTTTGTTTTCATCCACTTTTTCATTGTAAACTGTTTCAAGTTGTCGCTTAATTTCATTCACTGCATTGAAGTGACGGATGCGTTGCAGTGCCGCCTCCTTTTTTGCTTCTGCATCCAAGCGTTCTTTTGTTTCTTCAAAATGACGTTGCATTTCCTCCATTTTTTCATTGCATTGTTTCGTCAACAATCCATATTTTTCAGCCGTGGTTTTCACATTTTCTCTCAACTTGACACATTCCATCTCCAATAAAATGTTTTTTTTTGACATCTCACTGTGATTTCGCGTGAGTTTGTGCATTTCCAAATTCCGCAAGTGTTCCTCCTTTGCAGTCATTTGAATATTGTTCACCCGATGCAATTAGTTTATTCAATTACTTTTATATTGTGATTTGAACACATACTTTCAGTGCATTTATTGCATAGTCACAGTATTACGAATGTTTTGAAATATTCGTCATTTTTCAACGCAGTCATATAGTGAAACAATCGTTTTCGTCTGCCGACGATGTCATGATTTGCAGATTCCGTCTCATATGCAACGATGTCTTGTATGATATCCACTTTTCGACTTTTGCATTTTATTCCATAATAACCCGCGATGTGTTTCAACTGTTTCATTGTGTAGTTCATGTCGTAGTCCACTGTCATTGCCGTTGCGCAATCCATGTTGAACAAATCCGCGTCTTCAAAGTCCATTAAATCCGGTTCAACATTTGCTCCATCATTCAGTTCATCATTTAAGGTTTGCATCATGCTGTCATAGGTTGACATGGATGACTCCAATGATGGGGCTTGTGCAGTTGGACTGTTTTCCACATCTATGCACAATTCAAGTGCGGCTTGGGATTCATTCAGTATGACGCCGTTTTGTGAAGATGTAGTTGAGAGATTTTCTTGTAATTCATTAAAATAATCAACCTTTGCCATTGATGGTGCACAACATAAAGACAATGATTGAATTGTTTTTATGTTTTTTACATATTTATATTGAATCATTTCTTTTTCAAATTATAAAAATATCATTTTAATGTATATGTATCAAAAATTATTTACATGTTTCTTAAACGGCGTAAAAATGGTTTTACAAAAAAACGTTCAAAAACAATGAAAGGAGGCATGTACTCCTCCACAAGGAAGTCAGCAAATCGACGACCGGACGATGCAGAAGAAGCTCAAGAAACAGCAGAAGCAACGAGACAAGGAAGAGAAGATGCACAACAAGCAACCGAAGTGGCGACGTTGGCAAGAGAAAAAGCATCATTGGCAAGGGCAGCTGCAACGAGGGCTAGAGCCGCCGCAAAAGCGGCAATAAGAGTTGCCAGTCATGCGGATGATGTGGCGGAGAATGCATTTCATACACATGAAAAGAGTGATGAAAAGAGTGATACATTGGGCAAACTCCGATTGTCGAATGGCAAATATTATGGACAAATTGTTGATGGCAAACCCAACGGAGTTGGAAAACTAACAAAGAATGATGGTGGAGTCTATAAAGGAAATTTTGTTGATGGAAAAATGCAGGGAATGGGAGTGCATAATGTAGGACTGTTTGAGTACCAAGGCGAATTTAAAGACAATCAGAAAAATGGTCTTGGAATATTATACAAGGAGAAAAATTATTATGAAGGCGAATGGAAAGATGATAAATGTGATGGTGTTGGAAAAATGATAAAGACAGGTCATGTTTATGAAGGTGAATGGAAAGATGATAATCCAAATGGAAGAGGAAAATACACATATTCCAATGATGATGTGTATGAAGGGGATTTTAAAGATGACAAGATTCAAGGATTTGGAGTTTTGAAACATTCGGGACTTCGTGGTGTTTACAAAGGCACATTTGTGAATGACCGAAAAGATGGTCATGGAACATATGAAACAGTTGATGGAACTTCTTACAGTGGTTCTTTTAAAATGGACAAGCTTGTTAGAGGCCACGGTGTGAAGGTTACAACAAAAGGTACTTACACAAGTGACTTCAAGAATGAATTTGCAAATGGTCATGGAAAATGGGTGTATCAGAATGGGGATGTGTATGAGGGACGGTTGAAAAATGATAAAAAGCATGGATTGGGAAAACTCACAATGGCAAATGGAACCGTGCAAGAAGGCACATGGTTCAATGACAGCAAAATGGAAGGCAGAATCACTTATCCAGGTGGAGGACACGTTGATGGTTCTTTCATTAATGGAGTGCCAGTATCAATCCTGAATGAAGCCGTCCTATCGGGAAATGACACAGACTCCTAATTCTTTTTTAATTCATCCAAAATGTCCATGTGCTTGAAAATCGTTTTGTTCGTGATGCTTGGATACTTTGGATTCTTTGGCTTCAACTTGCTGTTGAATTCAACTTCCAAAATGACCGCATCCCACTCCTCTTTGTGCGCCTGGCTCAAATGCTGATGCGCGTCCTTCAAAATGATGAACAAGTTTTCAGTCAACTCTTCCACTTCATTGGAGTGGTCTGTTTGACGCATGTGCTCTTGAATGAGCGACTGCAGTTGCTGGACGATATCCAGTATTTGCATGGGTGCAATGACTCCCACCTTCATCAAGTTGATGATGAACAAACTCATCGCACGCCGCTTGTCATTTGTTTTGTTCACTTCGCAAAATCGCGTGTAATCTTTCTTCGAATCTGCATGCTCTATGGTCTTGAATAGACCCATGAACTGATTGAAATTTGAATGAAAGACTGTTTCAAATACATCGCTGTATTTTTGCAACAGTTGATGAAAAAGTCGAGCATAAACGGCTGAAAAAAAGTGATTTGAACTGGCCGTGTTGAAAATGGCCTCACCCACGGTCATTAAATGCGACGCATCGGGTTCATCTTTCAACTCATTGATTCGTGCACACAACGCAGCAAACACTTCATCATACGTTTTATCAGTAATCTTGTTTAGGTCTGAACGGATTCCGTCCAAATGCGCGTCAATCCCTTCGCGCTTCTTCAACTCGGTTGCTTGAAATGCGCGGATGGTTTCCCAGTCCTCTTCCGTGATTTCACTGGAAGGATTGCGAGGTTTTTTGCGCACGGTCAAGCCGGGTTCTTCAGGCTTTTCGCGTTTGGGAAAAACAGGTGTCTTAACGTATGAAGGCGCGCCCACTTGGTCAGCGATACTGGAAATTAAATCTATCATTTGCTGCGGCAACTCACATTCAAATCCGTTCCATTTTATGGCCTCAAAATCAGAAATCTGGTACACTGGTGTTATTTGCACCACTCCGTCTGTCATTGAATATGGATTTGACCCTAGTTGTATTTTACGCGCTTTGTTTATATTCATTTCATCTAAAATATTTTTTATTTGAAAATCATAGTTTAGCTGGTGCCTTTTTTTAAGCTGCGCTGCCGCTTCCTTTAATAAAACTCGTGGTTTTCCTTTGATAAAAATAAATAATTGTAAATGGCTTAAAAACACCGTTGCATGCTAAAACAGCGCACCCATTTAAAATTATGACCGCACCCCCGACTGACCCTTCAATTGAGACACCTGCCCGTGAATTTGAGGCGTGGGAAGATATACCCGAATTGAACACGCAACTCATGCGTGGCATATATGGCTATGGTTTTGAAAAGCCGAGCCCCATTCAACAAAAGTCGATACTCTCCATCATGGATGGTCGAGATGTCATTGCCCAAGCGCAGTCGGGCAGTGGCAAGACCGGTGCATTTGCAGTTGGTGTGTTGAATCGAATTCGAATTGACGTGATGCAGCCGCAGGCACTGATTATGGCACCCACTCATGAGCTGGCGAATCAAATTCATGATGTGGTGAAGGACTTGAGCACGCAAATGACTGGACTCAACTTGCAGCTCCTGATTGGTGGAACATCAACCGAAGAAGATTTGGCCGCCTTGAAGGCAAACGGCCCACAAGTGCTGATTGGCTGTCCTGGTCGTGTTCATGACATTTTGCGGCGGCAGCCGGCAATTGGCCGTGGAATGCAGATGCTCGTGTTGGACGAAGCGGATGAAATGTTGTCGGCCGGGTTCAATGAGCAAATTTACAACATCTTTCAGCAGCTGAACACGAATGTGCAGGTGTGTTTATTTAGTGCAACCATGCCCACCGAGTTGCACACGCTTTCGAACAAGTTCATGCGCAATCCGGTGCGCATCCTCGTGAAAAGCGAGATGTTGACCCTGCGAGGAATTGCGCAGTATCACGTTGCTCTGGAGACGGACCATGACAAATACGCCACGTTGAAAGACTTGTTCACGCGCATTTCTGTTTCGCAGTGCATCATTTATTGCAACAGCATTCGTCGCGTGAGTGATTTAGCGGAAGCGATGACCAACGACGGATTTCCGGTGTGTTCCATTCACAGTGGCATGGATAAGAGTGTTCGTGAAAAGATGTATCGCGAGTTTCGCAGTGGTGCGCATCGAGTGCTCATTTCGTCGAATGTGACGGCGCGTGGCATTGACATTCAGCAGGTGAGCACAGTCATCAACTTTGATATGCCCCGCGATGTGCACACGTATTTGCACCGCATCGGGCGTTCGGGACGCTGGGGTCGCAAGGGCAGCGGCGTGAATTTTGTTACGCGCCGTGATTACCGCAAGTTGAAGGAGATTGAGTCTTATTACGGCACATACATTCCAGAATTGCCTGCCGATTTTGGGTTGGCATAAACAAAGGAAGACCGAACATTTGAGTTTAATAAAAGTTAATTAAATCTTTTCATTTAATTAAATCATCAAGAGTTTGAACAACACGAATGCTGTTTTTGCCTTATTTGCCATTGGCGACCGTGTTGGTTGGGATGTTTTCGGTCAAATACATTAGATGCCATGAGTTTGATTGCATGGACATAATGCAAGACACATTGGCATGCGACATGTGCCGGGTTCATGAAGACGGTGCATTTGGATGTTTTTGTTGCACCATGTGCGAAAATCCCGAGCAATTGTATGACGATTCATCTGAAGAGTTTCATTCTTATTACTCTAAAAAATCGTGAAAGAGTTTATCAACATACATGGGTGTCAACTGTGGGTTGTACAAATAACAATTGCACTTGCCATTCACGTGATAACTACCATATCGGTTCCCTCCACAGTTGCAGTATCCTGGCGCGGGTTCCATTGGATTCGGCGTGAACATGCACCACTCTTTGGGATATCCTTGTTCCACACAGGCTGACCAATTTTCATATCCTTCTTCTAATGCCATTTGCTTCTTATAATTATAACGTGCAATGTAAAAAATTAACAGCACAAATAGACCCCATTTCATGTAAGTTTGCATTTTTTCTATACTGATATTTTATTTTTCATGTTATCAATTTGAAGATTCCTTTAAACGCACTCGTCTTTTTGGTTTTCTTCTTCTTTGTCTTTGTATTGGGGGTTTTTGTGCTCAATTTTATGCTTTTCTGGGGGCTCTTGCTGGGACTTGGAGTCTTGCTGGGACTTGGAGTCTTGCTGGGACTTGGAGTCTTGCTGGGACTTGGAGTGTTGATGGGGCTCTTCTTGACGCTTTTCGCGTTCGGCGATTTTTTCACTGTGAGTTTTTTATTCTTTGCATTGTAAGTGTGTTCAAAGTACTCCATGGGCGAATACTTCAAAAACCACTCTTCAAATGCGGGGTCGCTGCGTTTTAGTTCTTGGTATTTTTGGGCCTTTGCAGCCTTAATGTCATCCAACGTTTCTTGCTTCCCGTAGCACTTCAATCCATAGCGTTGCAACAATCCACTGCGTTTCAAGCGATTGCGCTGCTGTATGTCATATAAATATTTACACATACACAATATGCGTTCCACATCATAATATGGCTTATCCGTGTAAATCATCGCCAAATACAAACTCAACATGGTGTCCGTGCTTGCAATACGGACCTGCCTTTTGCCCACTTGTGTCACGTTGTAGCTGTGGCACGCAACCGGCTTGTAAATAAATGCAATCGGTTGTTCACTCTTTCCTTTTCCCAATGAAATCTCGTAATGTTCGGGAACAATCTCGCCGATGCCCGAGTGCTTTGTGATCACCACGTTCTTGAAGTCATTGTCTTCCAGGCGTTCTTTCACTTTGCGAGCACTGGTCTCTGGGTCCATTGACAACACATCAAAATGAGGGATTTGTTGAAAAAGTGCCTTTTCAGAAGTAGGCAGATACTTTGCATAGTGTGAAATCGCGTATCCTCCGAAAAACACCAGGTCTTCATCGATGCATGCATTGCGCACTGTGCGAAACAGGCGCACATCTTCGCTTTCAGCTGATGTGCCATCAATTTCGTCAGCAGTTGGGCTTTTACTGAAATGTTGCTTCTTCGGGGTTTGGAATGGTTTCATCAATTTCTCAGAGGTGCATCCCTCTGCTTTCAGCGGATGATGCTTGTTCAATAAAGCCAGACGCTTGCTCACTTTCTCCCAACGCGACACGTCGCCTTCAGGACGCGACAGCTCCAAATACATGCCCATGCGCAACAAATTCGGCGGAGCATACATAATTCCATCCACCTTGACTGCATCCGCTTTAATGTTTTTGAAAAGGGTCGGTTCCAACTGCGTAATGTCCGCAATGCCCACGAAATTCACAAACACTTTGTATGTTCCGTGATGCATGCCCGACTTGGCTTCCACTTCGGAATACCCGTTCTCGTAAAACTCATCGGCCAAATCCTTGGCATGCTCCAGCGCATTCGGTGAATAAAAGTCATAATCCGGTATTTCCGTCTTTTTGTCGTAGAACTGTGCTTCCTCCGGCAAAATGTTGTTGATTGCCGTGCCACCATAACACACCAACTCATGCTTCTTTATGAACCGCTCCACAATCGAGATGATGTCCTTTATTTTGGGGTCGTTCGTTTTTTTTGCGCCAATTCTGGCCTCTATTTTTTCAACCGCTTCTTTTACCAATTCTTGCTCCAATTCATCCAATGTTTTGGGTTTAAAAGAACGGTTGTCTTTCATGATGCAATTGTCTCTTACTATACACTCTTCCTAATATAAATAAATAAATTTTAATATATCAATAAAATAAGACATATTATTCCAAATGGATATTGTTTATAGTTCAACACAATTGCTTAATATAAAACCATTGACGACTGTAAATGGAAACGCATGTTATGAAATTGAAACCAAAGACAAAGAGTGCTCATTCAAACACAAGTATATATGTGTTCCACAATCAACAAAATTTATTGCTTTGAAACATGCTGGCAGCATTCATATATTCAACTTGGTGCAAGACGGCGCATTTCCAGATGAGTTTAAAACATACATTGATGAAATCAATGAAAAATTAATGAAATATTTTAATGAACGCTCTACAGGTCAAGTTTTGTCTCAAATATCAGATGAGATAAATCGAGACGCAAATCCACACAACTTTGTGATTGTGCGCCCAACATCACCACCATGCGAACAGTTTCTCAACCTGGATGATGCAAAACATGTTATTCAATCATTGAATGATGAACTGCAAAAGACATGTCGAGGGTTCCACTTGCACATCGACTACATTACATCATTTCCATCAGGAAGCACGGTGTCGATGTATTCAGATGTTCGTTTGAATACGTATATCAAACCGCCTCTGCTGTTGTGTTTAATGCATGGGAAGGACTGCGTGTCATCAATCACACTGAAGGTGTCTAAAAGTCAACTAAATATTGATTCTAGGACAAACGCGCTATATGAAGGACGAAAGTTCAACACATTATTGAGAGCCGTTGCAATAATAATATCAAAAAGTCTTAATCAAAGTGCCGAACATTTGACTTCCAATGCAGCGAACATAATTTCAGCAATATTAATGATAAAACGGTTCAATGCTTGCACTCCGGGTGGAGACATTAGTAAGATTGCCATTCGGCCTGATAAACTTGATAAAATAATTAATGATTATTTCTCTCATAATGATGGTATGGAAACCATGGTTGAATTGAACGAGGAAAACATTGCAAATGCAAGATCTGTGTTTCATGAAACCGTTGCAAGAATGAACTGTGGACCACTTGCTGGCGGAAGAAAAAAACGCAGCAAACGAAAATCCAATGGGAAAACATTAAAACGTGGCAAAAGCAAGGACAGATGCAAAAGCAGAAGGAAAAAACACACTGGATTGCATTAATGCATGTTTGGCAAATCCAATGCATTTGTTATCAGCGAAACTATGGCGGTGGATGCCAGCAAAAAGAATGCCGCGCTAAATACAACCGTCCTGTCAAACGCAGTCATTTCATAATTGGCCCACGGGTTGAATCGCACCAATAAAAACGCGATGATGAAATACTTCAACACCATGTTTAGCGTATCTAAATAGGCTGGTGCAATCGTCGCAATGCCGAGCAGCGCCACTGCATACAATGCATACCATGTATACAAAACCGTGTAGTAAAATTTTTTTATCCAATCTTGTTTCATTCTCGCGTTTAAACATTCGCAATATTATTTATTTGTATTGTAAGAACAGGTGCAAGAACAACACAATACAAATACGCGACACTCACGACACAATGAATTTAGAACTCTCGAAATTTGACATGCGTTCCATCAGCTTTAGGCCGGATGAAAACAAGGGCCCCGTCATCGTGCTCATCGGCCGCCGTGACACCGGTAAAAGTTTCCTTGTGCAGGACCTCATGTTCCACCACCAGGACATCCCTATCGGCACCGTGATCTCCGGAACTGAGGCCGGAAACGGCTTCTTCGCCGCTCACGTTCCCAAGCTCTTCATTCACGACGCTTACAACACCGCAATTATTGAAAACATCCTCAAACGCCAAAAAGCCGTCCTCAAACAAGTGAAAAAGGAAATCGAAACGTATAAACGCTCCACCATTGATCCGCGCACATTTGTCGTTCTCGATGACTGTCTCTACGACAATAAATGGACCAAAGACATCATGATGCGTCTCCTGTTCATGAACGGGCGTCATTGGAAGATCATGTTGGTCATCACAATGCAATATCCGCTCGGTATTCCGCCCAATTTGCGCACGAATATTGATTACGTATTTATCCTGCGCGAGCCCTACATCGCCAATCGCAAACGCATCTACGAGAACTACGCGGGCATGTTCCCCACATTTGAGAGCTTCTGCCAGGTGATGGACCAGTGCACCGAGAATTTTGAGTGCTTGGTCATCAATAACAATGCGAAATCCAACAAACTGCAGGAGCAAATCTTCTGGTACAAGGCGCAACAGCACGGGCCGTTCAAGCTGGGGTCTAAGGAGTTCTGGGAAATATCTAAGGATCTGCACTCGGATGATGAAGAGGAGTCGTATGACCCGAAAAACACTGGAAAAAAAGGACCCAAAATCAATGTAAAAAAGAGCAAATGGTGAAATCTTGCTTTTGTTTGTACAAAAGCAAATTTGAAAATTCGTATCTTGCTCCTCCGATCGGAGGAGCAGTCTGATTATGAAAAAGCGCTCCTCAAGTTGGCGTAGCGCTTTTATTTAAAAAATGTTTGCAATGGTCATTGCCGATTATTATTTCTCTTCACAATGACTGCGCAATATTCAAATTTAATCAAGAAAATTGATTTAGTATTTGTCAATTTCATGAAAGTGGCAGTTTACCATGAACTTGGTTTCATTTTCGAGATATTACATTGGTTATTTGTTGTTCAATGTTGCAGGATGGGTGTATTTTGGATATTTGATGCAATACACGAGTTTCATGACCACGCAAACATGCAACAGTTATACAAAGGAACTCACGGACGTCGTGAAAGTGTTTGTTGGAATTTCGATGAGTTTGACCACACTCAACCTGTTGTTTGCAACAAGCAACATTTGCAATGCCACTGAAAACGATTTCAGTTCGCGAAATCTCGACAATTTGTATTGCAACTTGATGACAACTACCATGTTGTTATCAGTGTCCGGCATAATTGGTTTGACGATGTTTGGAATGACATCCGGCATGACCAACATTCAATGTTCCAATGAAAACGCTGAGATTGGCTTGAAATTGTCGGTTTATGGTGTTGTTTGGATTGCGTTCATTGAAATGCTTTTGATACTGGTTTATGTGGTATTGCCATTCATGTCAACAGTGATTGCAAATGCCAAGTTGCACATTTTCTGCACTCCATGCATCAATGTGATAAAAAACTACAATGAACGACGAATTAGTGCCGTCATCGTGATGAACGAACGTTCCATGCCAAAATACAGCACAAACCACATAACCGTGCCAATGCCAGTCAAAGAATACCCCCAAGCGATGTGTTCCATTTGTTATGACAACTCCATTACATTGTTGCTGGAACCATGCAACCATGTTTGCATGTGCCATGCTTGTTATGACTCACTAGTGTCCAAAGAGTGTCCCATATGCAAAACAAATATAGCAACAACTAGGAAAATCTATTTTGCATGCCCAGGAATTTAATTTGATGCAATGCCAAAAACTTCTTTACATTTTTTCGTGTATTTTTTGCATGCATCATATGGACAACCAATCAATCATCTTCATCCGATTCGATGCCTTGTTCCTTTCTGATTTTCTTACACAATTCTTTCAACTCGACTTGTTCTTCTTTTGACAAATAAGGAAATGCTTCCGAGCAATATTTTGTCGCATCATCATTTTCAGGATATTTGGCAGACACCAATCTTTTGACAAAATCGAAATCGCGTTTCAATCTATCTGAAACATATTTGAAATATTCGTAAGAACGATAGGGTGTGGTCAACATTGCAATCATTGCTTCTTTATTGTCAAAATAATCGGGGTAATATTTTCTAAATTTATCATTAAAAATCCAAGGAGTGTTGTCATATCTATTTATTAGTTGCATGAAATGTTCTCTAAACGATGCATCTTTGAACATATGAACCAAGTCATCATTTGATAATAAACTAGCAGTTCTTGGAAAATCAACATCATTTTTCAATAATTTTTTTTTGATTTTTTCCATTTCACTAGGCATTTCTCTAAGGTTGAATAAAGCATTGAATAGGTCAATGTTGACTCCCATTTTATGTTCATTCTTTTGTCTGTATCTCGCAAAATCTAGGTAATCACTGACCCCTGGAAATAATGATTCAGTTATTGCGTTTTTGAACCATCCTTTCAAATTTGTATCTTCTAATAATCTCTCGATTTCTTCCGCCGAGACCTTTACGTCTTGTGGATTCATGAATTGCATTGTGTTCGGATGAAACTGAGTTTTATCATTGGGATTGCTTTTGCTTTGTATTATATACAAATTGCCGTCTTCATTGTAATGGCAAAACATATTGTGTTCTTTAGCAGCAGTGCACCATCTTGTTTCTCTTCCGTAAAACTTTGAACCTGCTTCCGTTGTTGGGCGATAAACCATATAGTTTGGCGTTTCCAACACCACTTCAACATCATCTTCGCCTTCTTCTCTTAGTCTCTTCTGAACAGCTGACGTCGTTGACCGTTTCAATCTCTTTTCTTCTATTTTTTGAAATACACCTTGTTTGTCATCAATGAACTCCTCCAATGCAGACAGTGATGGAAAATCTTTCAGCGACAACCCATCATTCTCTCTGTTTTGTTTCAATACCTTGAATTTATTTGCGTTTTCAATCAACCTTCCAATGTTTTCTATGCTGTTCGGCACACCCATGCGTCCAGTCAAATACAGCTGCATGACAAAATCAATCAAGTCCTTGTTTTCTGTCATGCCAATGATTTCATCAAGCATTGATTTGAATTCGGTTTCAATCTGCTCAACATCATACATTTGAACGTCTTCCAATCGAGGAAACACAACACCGGGTCTGCTTCTCAAAAATGCATCATCCACTATGTTTGGATACTGTTTTTTGATGTTTCTATAAAAATATGTCTTCGCAGTTTTAACTCCTCCGCCGTGGCGTTTTCTCGTGTATCTGGCACGATATGTCTTTGACTTACACCGACGACTTTTTTTTACCATAGTTCATGTATATTATTAATTGATAATATATTATTATTCGACGCATTATTTGTTGAATTTCTCTCTGAAATAATTCTTGACAAACCCAAAACTCATGCAGAATGAATGACCTCTTCCATTTATTTGCCAAGTTTTCACCTTCACAAATTTGTAAAACGAGAGAAAATGCGAATGCATTAAGCGCACTGTGATAAATATGTAAAATGAGCCAATTCATATAAAATAATATTATTTATATTATATAAGTGCATCAAGCGATAATAATGGAATCATCACAACAACCATCACAATGCAGTGACAGCGATAAAACTATCATTGCAGCGGCTCTTGAACAAGCAGCCGGAACCATTAATACATGCGAAAAATACAAACCTCTAGGAGATGCACTAAAAAATTTGTCAGAATTATTAAAACCCGAAGCTGCTGCTTCGACTGATGCTGCTCCTGCTGCTTCGACTGATGCTGAACCTGTTGTTGCTTCGACTGATGCAAATGCTGGTCAAAATGTTGATGCTGCCCCTGAAAATGCTGCTGTTCCTGCTGCTGCTGCTGCTGTTGCTGCCACTGAAAGTGTTGATGCTTCTGCTTCGACTGATGCAAATGCCGCTGCCACTGAAGTTCCGACTGCTGCTGCCACTGAAGTTCCGACTGCTGCTGCCACTGAAGTTCCGACTGCTGCTGCCACTGAAGTTCCGACTGCTGCTGCCACTGAAGTTCCGACTGATGCTTCGAATGATGCTGCTGCCCCTGAAAATGCTGTTGTTGCTTCGACTGATGCAAATGCTGCTGCCCCTGAAAATGCTGCTGCCCCTGAAGTTTCGACTGATGCTTCGAATGATGCAAATGCCGCTGCCACTGAAGTTCCGACTGATGCAAATGCCGCTGCCACTGAAAGTGCTGCTTCTTCTGAAAGTGCTGCTCCCGTTTACAATTTAGACATGCAAATGCAATTCAAAACTCAGAATAGTGAACCTATTAGTTTAGAGAGAATTTTAAACATGTTGCAAACTAAGAAATGTCAGTTGTCCAAAGAAGAATGTGATACTGCATATCAACAGATACGCGCTGCTAAGTCGGAACAAGAAGTAAAAGACATAATTGATAAACTCAAGATATTCAAAAATTCAATACAAAGTGGTGGAACCCGAAAACATAAGGCGCACCACCGGCGCAAAAAAACCCAGCGCAAAAGGTCCAAAACAATCAAGAAGAAAAATAAGGGTGGAAAACGGAAGTAAGTGATATGTGTGTTGATATGTGTTTTTTGTTGAATTTCTCTCTATTATGAAATTCAACAAATCAAGAATTGCAAGACGAGAGAAAATCCATGAAAACAAAAAAACATCATCAAATAACAGTTGCATGAGTCATTAAATGTGAATGCATTTAGCGGCCTTGGTCATTATGACTTTGCCTGGGGTTTCAGTGCGCCGCACGTATTTGACTGCCAAGTAGTTGACACCCACGTTTTGCAGGGTTCGAACCCCTGGTCCAGACCGTTCTTTCACCAGTGTGGCTGCGCGTCGGACCGCATCGGAGTCGCATTGGCCCGCCTTCTCCGTATTCACAACCACCGCATGTGCACTTGGAAAATCCTTCAAATGGAACCACATGGCGTTCTGTGGTGCCTTTTTGATTAGCGCGTCATTTTCGGCCTGATTCGTGCCCACTTGAATGGTGTAATTTCCGTTGAAAATCTCAGAATACATTGTCCAAATTTATGCTTTGATATTCTCTCAATTGCACCTATTTTAAATCAATTTTCCTTGCATTGATTTAAAAATTGAAGCATTTTTCATTCAACCAACAACACTTCACCATACACATCAACATGAATTTCCTGCGAAGAATGTTCAGTCCAGTCACACCATCTACCAAATTGGGAAGGTGGAATTTGCATTACGACCCCAAAATCGTAAACTCAAAAGTGGACCAGGCGAATGAAGACCACTGCGGATGCTGTTATGTTCCAACACAAGAAAAACAAGCCATGCAGCAAATGCAAAAACGAAAATGGCAAGTAAGGCAACAACGCAACTATGCACAAAAAAACAAGAACACCATATAGTTAGAATGTTTTTGAACATCAAATCAAATTGAATAAAATCAAATCAAATATAAATTGAAAATATGGTAATTGGGTTGTCGCAATTCAGAAATGTTTTATAACTTTTAATCATGGCCATCACCAAATTCAACGGTGAATAACCCTGAAATGTCAATATGTTTCCTAATCCAATCACAAATCGTCTTAAAAACCAATTTAAAGTTCCAAATGTTTTTTCAGTCATTTTCATTTCCGCTCCCCAAATGCCATTCACTTCCAATATTTTAAAATCATGATTATTTTTGAAATCATTCAAACTTTTAATCAAAATGTCATACCTGCCTGCATTGAATCCTTTTATGGGTTTGGCAATATGATTGAACAATTCATTCAAATCATTGCTAATTAAATGATTGAATGTTTTTGTTTTTTTATATTGTTCCGTAAGGTCTTCTATTTCTTCTTCAGTTATATCATCAGTGTTTTTTTTCAATTTAATTTTCTCACTGATTTCAACTATCTTTCCGGTCTTTTCCCACGGCATTTTTTCCCATAACACACCAAGTTCAATGTCATATTCATCAGACAAATAATTCTGCACCATGTAATTTGATGTGTTTTCATTTTTCTTAAAAAAATCATCTAGTTCGCTTTGTGATTTCACAATCACCACATTTTTGCCTTGTCCCGAACACACAGTGGGTTTTATTACTATCGGGAAGTTGATATTCATTTTACCCATCATGCGTGATTTTTTCAATTTGTCCAATGAAAATTGATTTTCTGGCCTATATTCTTTGGGAATCAGTTCCATGATGGTTAATTTGTTGTCTTGCATCAATGGATAAGGATTTGTGTTCAAAAAAATAATCCATTGCAGAATGAACCCAATGAAAAAACCAACTAGTGTAATCTTTTTATGAATTAAAAATGAAAATAACAACGGAAATGCAGTAAATAATGCCCCAAATTTCAAAAAACCAAATAAGCTTTCAAATGGATTTTTTCTAAATAAAGTCATGTATTTAACCACACGGGTTATATCTGCCCAAATATAACGAACATAAAATATTGCAAGAAAAATGAACATCATTGCATCTGCAAGATGTTTTCCCATTTGAATTGATTTTTTATTCAACTTCATGATACAAATGAAACTATATATATATATTATATTCATTCAATATTAAAATTGTATATTTCTATTTTCGATTCGAATATTACATGATAAATTGGTCACATTGGAAGCATGGTTGGATTGAAACGCAATGGTGTTCCTCGTGATGACATGATTTTCCCATCTATCATTTTTGCATAATTCAATCGATTTGCTCTTTGAATAACATCTTCGCTGTATTCTATTGCAGAAGGCACATCATTATTCGAAAGTGTTTCAAAAAATTTAATGAGATTTACTTGATCATCTGGTATAGTTATGTTGTATGTATCGCGCGAAGAGATAAAGTTTTGAAAGTTTTGAAATTGGAAAGAATTGGGAACACTATTGTTTTTGGTTGCATTATCAATGAATAATACTTTATCTTCCATACCCAAATTCGGTATTCCTTTTCTTATAGGATTTGCACCTGATTTTTTAACATCAATGCAACTATCATCATTACATCTGACTATGGCATAACGTTTCACTACACTGGTGTCTAGTGGGTCCATGCATTGAAATATTGAAATTTGTTCTGTTCTAGTAATTGAACCTGACTTTTTAATTTTGACAATTCCATAACCAACCAATTTTTTAATATTAAATTCATGTCCAAGTGAATCACGATATTGGTAGTCATCTAAATAAGATTGAAGAGCATCTGGATTAACAACAAAGTTGTATTTACTTAACCCACCCACCATTTTTCTTCTGTTCATCGCACGTCTTTTTGCGCTTTTAAAGGCACTGCGTTTTGATTTGCGCATCTTTGCATTTCTTCGAGTCATTAAAACTTTGAATGCTTTATGTATAATATTGTGTAAAAAATATAAAATATTATTTGCAATAATCACAATTTGGGCATTTTAGTTGTAAAGCACCTGTAATTCAAATGTGATGGAATAATCGTTTCCATTGGTGGGAATGACAACGCCAAACTTGTCTAAGAGGCGAATGGTTAGTTTTTCCAGACGCACGGGTCCAAGGTACTCACGCGTTTTGAAAGTCGTGTCGCCACCCGAATCGTTGATCACGGTCAGTTCATCATTTCCAATGGGAACTCGTCCCAAAAGGTTCACTCCTAAATACGAGTCTCCTGTTTGCGCAAGGATGCTGTTTGTAATGAAATTCCGATTGTAATCATCCACATCCACATAGATGTAGTTCCAAAGCGAATTGCTTCCATATGCGGAGTTGGCTGTGACGGCTGCATAATACGTGGTTGCTGGGACGGAATTGACTGAATTGATAAACGTGTTTTTCCACGTGATTTCATAAATGGGTAGTTTGTATCCCATCATCCAGCCCGCCGTCTTGCTAATCGATTTGATATTTGCATTGTAATATTCTTTGATGTGCTCTTGTTTCAAGCGCTCAAATTCGCAATCGTCAAAACATTCATTATAGTATTTGTCGTATTTGTTGATATTGTCAAATATGATTTTATAATTCAAATTTGGACTATTTGTTGGATTCACCACTTTAAGTGAAATGGTCAACTTTCCAGTGTAAGGATCAAACGTCATCTGGAAAAATTCCATGCCATTCCCCTTGTTTTGAAACAAGTTATTCATGATTTGCACAAATTGGGTGCTAGTGTAATTGCCGTCTGGAATGACCATTTCATTCGTGTAAACAGTTCCCGATGAATATGGTGCCACACCAATTCCTGTAATTATGACCACAAATCGGTTTGTTTTAGTGGCTTCTGAAAAGGCATACCACATATAAGGAATTTGCAACGACGCAATTTTCATGGACACTACATTTTCAACTGGATAAGGAAGAACCCATGAAGCATTTGTGGCACTGGTCATGTTGTATTTTGTGCGAAAGAGTGTGTCCATGGAAAGCAGCCTCTTAATCACGCGACGTTCAATTGGGTTAATAACGCCAGTTGGATACTCATAATTGTATGCATTGACAACTGGAGGAATGTTTCGTTTAGCGTAGGCTCCGCCTTCATTGACTTCCGATTCTCGGTGGAATGCATTATAGTTCGATGGCTGCGTTGAATAGTTGATATTAAGCGTATTTTGCTGTTGTGATGGTTGAAGGGGTCGATATGCGGTTGCCGCATTTGACATTTCTGTTGTGTTATGTGGTTTTGTGCGTTCTCCTATTTTTCGTGTCATTATCTCTCTGCATCGTGTGAAGAATTGTGTGTAATCCTGAGATTCAGCAACCTGAATCAACGCGTCTGTCGTTTTGGCTTCCGCTTCTGCCATTGTGCATTCATGCGGGTCGAGACTAAACAACGCAAATATTTCGGCATGTGTGTAGTTGTTTACATCCAAATCCAAATGTTGCGACATGAAATCCAATAATACATACTATAAAATGATATTTATATTACGTGCAAATTACACATTTTTTTGAAAAAATAAAATAAAGCAAAATTATATATCTCATGGGCTCAATTCCATCAAGTGCAAACCCACCAGCACCACCAGCAGGAACAGCAGCTCCACCAGCAGCTCCACCAGCAGCTCCAGCAGTACCAGCAGCACCAGCAGCACCAGCAGCACCAGCAGCACCAGCAGCACCAGCAGCACCAGCAGCACCAGCAGCAGCTCCAGCAGTACCAGCAGCACCAGCAGCACCAGCAGCAGCTCCAGCAGCAGCACCACCAGCAGCTCCACCAGCAGCTCCAGTAGCACCTGTAAAATCAGTGGCAGCTCCAGCAGCTCCAGCACCAGCCACAACACCAGCACCATCAGCTCCAGCACCAGCCGAAAAACCATCAGCACCATCAGCACCAGCAGCAGCAGCACCAGTTGATACTTCCAAATCTGAGACAAAAATAAAGGATGTGACACTGCGACCAATTGTATTCGAAATTGACAAAGAGTTGACAATTGTTCCTAATCCAAGCGGCGGAAAAGGAAAGGTCATCAAATCTCAAGTTCCTCCAGAAAAATTTCAAAAATACACACATGTTTTAAAGATAATGGCTCAACTTGCACGAATTGTATATTGTGATTTAAGCGTGATACGTGAGGTTGTGATTGGTAATTCATTTGGAAATGAAGACAACAATAAAGTAAACGATGAAATAACACAACTAGACAAGAAATATGCGGATAAATGTAGAACTCCTGTTGACCCAGCAAAAAATGAAGGTCGTCCAATGAAATCATACGCAGAACCTAAGTGCGATGCTGAACAACAAGCTGGTTCCGAAATTTTGACATATGTGTCATCACCAAGTGATGTTACGTTTCTCATTGTCGGTGGTGAACATTTAAGGACAAAATCAGGTAATGATTTTTTCAAAGATGATGATTTGGTCGTTTGTTTTAAAGGTTCAAGCACAATGAAAAATTTCAAACATGATTTGTATTCCCAATTCGTTGCAAGTGAATTGAATGAGTTGGTGAAACCCGCAGGTTTGACATTAACCGACAAACAAGTTGGTAAGGTTGCAGGTGCATTTGTGAAACCTTTGATGAAAAGTTGGCCAATATTGGTGAAAGAAATTAACGCAAAAAACCCAAAACGGTTGTTTATCACAGGACATTCAATGGGAGGTGCACATGCTACCATGTTTGCATTCATTGTTGCGGAATGCCACGATAGTGTATTTCCAAGTATTACGTCAGAACATTTGGTCACATTTGGAGCTCCAACGCTTCTTTCGGACACGGCACGGAACACTTTTAACAAGTATCTTGATAATAAATTTTTGACACTGGACAGAGTTGTTTCACAATCAAAAACTCGAATAATTGATATTATACCCAGCATTCCAGCCGGTTTTTCACACCCCGGATTCCAGCCATTGAAAATGGAGTTTTATCCAGAAGAAAAAACAGGGCGGGCATATCAACTAAGAAATATTGAAAGCGTATTCCAAAAACAACAAGGAGGTAAAAAAAAGACCCAAAAAGGTGGTTTTTTGGGATTTGGCGCCGAAAAGAACAAGTATGAAAAAGAGACAAAACTGCATATGCCCACAAAGATTATGATTTATGCTACGGCCGTATTGACTCAAGGATTTCCACATGCGGAATATTGGGGTATGACATACTTAGGTGGACTTAGGTTGCCTGGCAGGAAAAATCCAGGCTACAAAGGAAACACATTTGTGGGTAAAGTGTATGAAAAATGTATTTCATACAAATATGAATCAGCAGATCCAACTGAAGAAGTTGTTGGAGACCCAACAGAAGCCAAAGGTATGACAGACGAAACTCCTCCTTACATTCCAGATAATGATGAAAATCCAAAAGAATCCCTTCTTGAACAGAATCTTGAACAGAAACAGGCCGCTGGAGGAGGACGTCGGAAAACATCTAAACGAGTTGTGCGAACACGACGTTATACACGACGTTCTGCACGAAGAACAAGGAAAAATCATTGAAATCAATGGAATCAATCAATCTCTTCAAGCGCAACAACTGAAGTGGGCGCATGCGTCAATGACGAAAGACCACGGTCCGACTTATCCGGGTTCAAAACCACATTCTCGGCATTGAACAACTGGTTGCGAATGTCGTCGACGTTCAGTTCCGAACCGTCGGATGGCTCGGGGTCCACTGCAAAATCGGTTCCAGTGGTTTGAGACACGCCCACCAACTCGCCCTGCTCGTTCAAAGTCTGCGTCAACTTGTTGCCACTCTTTTCTGCCAACTTCTTGTTCTCTTCAATCGCCTTCTGCTTGGCCTCCTTGACGCGCTTGTCAAACTCATTCTTGGCATGCTCCTCGTTCTTCTTCTTCTCGTTCATGAGCTGGTTCAGCGTGTCCTCCATGTATTCAACGCGTCCAGTCTTGTAGGCCTCAGGATGGAAAGGCACCCACAATCCAACTGGGCCCACAAACACGTCGTGATTGGGGTCCACCTCGCGCAGCATTTTGCAACGCAACTCGGCTTCCTTCTGTGATGGGAAGACGCCGCGCACCTTGATGCCGCGCACCGAAGTCTGGAACTCGTGCTTGGCGCCAAACTCCTCGTCCAGTCGCTCCTCGTTCAAGTCCAAGAACGACTTGTAGTCATCCACGATGTCGGTCTTTGCAATGAGCTCCTTTTCCGACTCCTTGAACTGCTGAAAATCCTCGGTCAGCTTGTCAAACTTCACACCGTATTTGTAAGACACGAAATTCAGAAACTGCAGAAACTTGTCGGTGGACTTGTGAATGTCCCAATGCTCCACGAATTTTTGGAAAAAGAAGTGGTCGCGCTGCTTGATGATGTGTTCCGGAGAAATGAATGACAAGCACGCGAACTTTTGGCCCGCAATGGGTTTGTCCTCATCTAGCAAGTCCACATATTTAGGATTCACTGTTCCATCGGGCAACTTCTGCAAGGTTACGCCCTTGGGCGGTTCTGGTGATTGATCGGTCATCGTTCTATGCAATGTATTTATTATTTCGGGTTTGATTTTAAGCCCATTTTTGAACAATTGTATTAAACCCAAATCGAAATTAACAGTGCACTGGAATTAAAAACAAATGAGTAGATTATTTTTTTCTTATTGAATTATATAATCAATCACAAACAAAAATGATCGGCGGTGTTCTGGATTTAGGCGAGTTGGTCAAACGCGCCATTAAGTATTTGGTGGAAGGTGCCTTGGTCGCCCTTGCCGCTTACTCCATCCCCCAGCGCAAGCTCAACCTCGATGAGATTGGTCTCATTGCCCTCGTTGCTGCTGCCACCTTTAGCATTCTGGACACCTACGTGCCCACTTTGGCCGTGTCTGCACGCAGCGGTGCCGGTTTCGGAATCGGCGCCAACCTTGTTGGCTTCCCCGGCAACGTGCTCAAGGTTTAAGACACAAATGAAATATCCAAATTTTATATAGAAAGATTCACTATATAACATTTTTGAGTTGTTAAAGTGAATTAAAAAAAAATTATAGTGTAATTTTATAACAAAACAAAACAAAACAAAACGACAATGCCTTCTGAGTCAAGAGAAGAAAGAGAAAAATTTCTCAATGGAACTAAAATTGATTATTTAGAATATCTGCTGGAAAATCAATTAAAACTGTTTCTTGCTACTATTGGAGATAAAAATAAACAAGAGAAGAGAAGAATATTGACAAATTCATTATTGGACATGGAATATTCGGAAGAACCTCAAAAAACGTTTACTGTTGATGCATCTAGTTTACCCAATAGTGATTTTCATCGAATATTTATGGGCCACCAAGTGCTTCATTCATATTATGAAGGAGGTCGAAGGCGAACCAATAAGCATAAGAAGCAACTCAATAAATCAAGGAAGCATTAAGAAATCGAAGAATTAAATCGTGGGAATGAATTCCCAATTCAACTCTTCGCAAATCTTCTTCCATATTTCATCCTGCTCGATGCGTTTCTCTCGGTCTTTCAGCATGGGAAAATAAGGGAGAAACTCGCGCTGATTCAGCAGTTCGCACAGCTTATACACGGTGTAGTAATAATTCAAAAAGTTGACGCGGTCTTCCGGGCAGAACTTGGCATACGGTCCTTGAATCTCCATGAACAGGTTGCACAGCGTTTCCTCCAGTTCGGGCGACATGACGGGCGGCTTGATGCCCAGCTTCTCCTTGATAAACGGGATGTGTTCATAATACTTGTTGTATCCCAGCTTCTTCAAAATCTCCTTTGCCTTTTTGTCCGTGAGCTGCGTGTGCAGGTCGATTCTCTCCTTTTTAATCTGATGCTTTATGTTTTCTAGGACATCAGGTGGAATTTGCGTGGTCTCCTTGGCTTGGAACTGCGCCAGAATCTCTTTGAAATGGTTGATGCGCTTATACGCGTAAAAGCACGCCTCCTTGGGTGGTTCTTTGTAAGACGGCTTTTCATTCTCCACTAGGAAACTGACATGGATGGAGCAGTTGTTGCACACCATGATGCCCTCGTTGTCCACGGGAATCATTTCACCGGCATGGCAGTATCGGCACACATCCGTGGGGAACACATAGTTGCTGATGTCAATGTATGATGGGTCCAAATTGGTGAGATATCGTTGCACATTGCTCTGGTTCATGCGCTTCAACTCATCCTCCTTCGAAACCGACTCCACACGAAAAAAGTCGTTCAATATTTTGGTTTTGTTGTTCCCATTGCAAATTTGCTGCTTGTTTTCAAAGTAATCGAATATGATTTCATTGTTGTCAAGGTAGTAGTTTTTGCACTCTTGCTGGTGCTCGTGAATGGTGGTTCGCAATTCATTGATCCGTTCTTGAAGTTCAATTGCATTGGATGGATTCGAGAGGAGCTGCTGTTTTAATGAACGTTTTTCTTTCATGAGTCGGGGAATGGTTTCTGTTTTGAGCTTTGCAATTTTAGCCTGGTGCTCTCGATGTTTGCTGTCCAAAGTAACAATGCTTTTTTCATCAAGGACGATTTTTTTATTTGTTTTTTGCTTGAATGAATTATTAGGGGGTGGCATGCTGCAGTGGAGACCAATGGATAAACGAATGAACTAATTTTTGATGCAATGATGATACAGTTTATACAATTCATACATTTAATATATTATTTAGCGTAATGTTAATGACATATTATTTATCATTTTATAATATTTAGGAATCCGGGGTTGTTCCATTCCGAACATCAAAATGTCGCATGATATGACCCATGGCATGACTCAGTTGGCATTGTCGGAAGAGGAACTGGCTAAAATGTCATTTTTTTTCAAACATTTGGAACAGAAATGGTGCATAAAAAAACGTAAAAACGCATATGTTTTGAGAAAAAAGGATGGGACCAAATTAACTTACACTTCTGCATATTTAGAAAAGAATTGTGAAATGAATGAGAGCACGGACCCGGAATTTATCAAACGAACCCAGCTTTTAACATTTTTGCACAATGCTCTGGAAGATGGATGGAACATTAAGAAAAAGGTGAATGCTTCAAATGCATCGAATAATTACGTGTTTATAAAAAAACACAATGGTGAATACAAAATGTATGAAGACGATGAATACTTAACCGAGTTCATGAAACGCAATCTTAGATTGCAGTCATGAAAATCGAGAGGAATCAGTAAAATGATGTGAATGTATTAAACAATGCAATTTAAGTTTAATTCATTTGTTTTTCGGATTTTTTTTTCTTTAGGCATAGTATAACCAACAACCACAAAATGGGAGGAGGATTGATGCAACTGGTCGCCTATGGCGCCCAAGATGTTTATTTGACTGGTAATCCCCAGATTACCTTCTGGAAGGTTTCCTACAAGCGCTACACCAACTTTGCCATGGAGTCCATTGAGCAGACTTTCAACGGCCAGGCCGATTTTGGTCGCCGTGTGACCTGCACTATCTCCCGCAACGGTGATTTGGCTTACCGCACTTACCTTCAGGTTACTCTCCCCGAGATCAACCAGCAGATGAAGGGCTCCGCACAGGACGGCGTGTATGCCCGTTGGCTTGACTTCCCCGGTGAGCAGATCGTTTCTCAGGTTGAGGTCGAGATCGGTGGCCAGCGCATTGACCGCCAATATGGTGATTGGATGCACATCTGGAACCAGCTCACCCTCACTGTTGACCAGCGCCCTGGCTACTTTGCCATGGTTGGAAACACCACCCAGCTCACTTATATCACTGACCCCTCTTTCAACGATGTTGACGGTCCTTGCCAGGCCACCGCCCCTCGCCAGGTTTGCGCTCCCCGCAATGCTCTTCCTGAGACCACCCTCTATGTCCCCTTCCAGTTCTGGTACTGCCGCAACCCCGGCCTTGCCCTTCCCCTCATCGCCCTTCAGTACCACGAGGTCAAGATCAACCTTGACATCCGCCCCATTGACGAGTGCTTGTGGGCTGTTGGCTCTTTGAACTGCAACCCCACCTCCTCTGGTGGCAAGGTTGTCACTGCCTACAACCAGTCCCTTGTCGCTGCCTCTCTCTATGTTGACTACGTCTTCCTGGACACCGATGAGCGCAGGCGCATGGCCCAGAACCCCCACGAGTACCTCATCGAGCAGCTCCAGTTCACTGGTGATGAGTCCGTCGGTTCCTCTTCCAACAAGATCAAGCTCAACTTCAACCACCCCGTTAAGGAGCTCATCTGGGTTGTTCAGCCCGACAGCAACGTCGACTACTGCTCTTCCTTTGAGTGCCACCAGCTCCTCTACGGCCTTCTCGGTGCCCAGCCCTTCAACTACACCGACGCCGTTGATGCTCTTCCCAACGCCATCCACGCCTTCGGTGGCAAGGAAGCCACTGCCCTCACCTCCAGCTCCTTCATCAACAACAACATGTTCAACGATGCCGGCGCCGTTGATGTCGCTGGTCCCGGCTGGTGGAACGGCCCCATTGACGCCAATGGTGTCCCCATCGTCGCCAACCAAAACTGGTACTCTGCTGCCAACCTTGCTGGTTCTGGCCTGGCATTTCCCAATGGTGAGCCACTTCCCGGTCCCAATGGTGGAGCAATGGGTCCCGGCTACGAGGTCAACTCCGGTGTTTCTGATGCCGGCGCCTTCGTCCTCGCCGAGACTGCTCTTACCCTCCACTGCTGGGGCAACAACCCCGTTGTCACCGCTAAGCTCCAGCTTAACGGCCAGGACCGCTTCTCTGAGCGTGAAGGCTCCTACTTCGACACCGTGCAGCCCTACCAGCACCACACTGCCACCCCCAACACCGGCATCAACGTGTACTCCTTTGCCCTGCGCCCCGAGGAGCACCAGCCCAGCGGCACGTGCAACTTCTCTCGCATTGACAACGCTACTCTTCAGCTTGTTCTCTCCAACGCTACTGTTGAGGGTGTCAAGACTGCCAAGGTTCGTGTCTATGCCACTAACTACAACGTTCTCCGTGTCATGAGTGGCATGGGAGGCCTTGAAGCTACATGCTTAGTATTGATGATGATCATACTAGCTGTGAACAAGGGCCGAAAAGCAGTATGCCATGGTAAAGTGAGCTCTTACCTTGGAAAACCATTTATGTCCTCACCATCATCTGCATTGATGATATGACTAACTGCTAGTGATTCCGACTTGTTGCCGTCGGAGTTGCAACACATCTTGTTGTTCGGGAAACCCCTTAGAGCCTTTTCTACCAAGCTCATCTCCGAAAGGAATGAGTGGCCAAGAGTAATGAACTTGGGTATGGTAATAATGAAAAGGATTGGGCAATCCGCATGCTCACTACCTAAAGACGAAAGTAATACGCTAGTCAATGGTAGGGCGTCAGAGACTGAACGGATGTGGGTCGTTAATGAAGGTCTAAGCAACCTGAAACGGCTTAAGATACAGTCCTCCCTCTAGGGAAACTTAGAGGAATAAGAGTGCTTACAGCAATTAAATTGCATGGCGCTTCACAAAATATAAAATTCATTTCATGTTATTTATTTGATAATATGAACAACAATCAGTGGTGTAGACACTATGGACATCGCGAAAAAAAAATTGATTCATTTTTAATTTAAATTGTTGATTAATATAACCCATGACTACTACCCACATACATCCTTTTCAACATCTGGATTCAATTATTCAGGCAAACCATGCATCAATGTCGGTTGAATTCATTCCGGGACACATAAAAACAATTGGACGTCATTCCAATGTCATGAAGAACCCGTTGTGGAAAATAAAAATGGACAATGGGGAAACCAAATTATTGATGCAGTGCGAACCCAATGACACATTGTGTATATTGTGCGAATCATCCTATCAAAAAATCATTGAACATGAAAAACTGCATAATGATTGCAAAAAAATCACCTGGTATAAATTGACGAATGGATACATTTCATCTAGTTGTTCAAATTTGCACATGCACCAAGTCATAACTGGATGTCATGGAAATGGAAAAGGCACATCCACTGTTAGTGTGGATCACATTAATCGTGATCCGTTGGACAATCGGTTTTGCAATTTGCGCGTTGCCACTTTCCATGAGCAACATCAAAATGCAAAGGGAATGCTCCCGGGCACAAAAAGAGACCGCAAATGGAATGCAAAACAGTTGCCGGATGGAATTGAACAATCCATGTTGCGCAAGTATGTCGTGTATTACTCCGAAATATATGACAAAAAAACTGGAAAGATGCGGGAATTCTTCAAGGTAGAAAAACATCCCAAACTGCAAAAGCCGTGGATGTCAAGCAAATCATGCAAAACATCCACTCTTGAAAAACTTGAACAAGCAAATGCAGTGGTCGACAATCTGGAACATGACATTTATCCAAGCGACGCTGACGACCCCACAGTTTTGCCCAAATGTATTTATATGTCAGAATTTAGAAATAAACCTCATCTGGTGTTTGACATGCGCAAAGACGGCAGCGACAAACGGTTGTCGTTGAAGATGGTTCTCCCAGCCGAACACAATTTGCAAGATGAGTTGGAACGATTCCGAGAGAAAATCATTGCAAAATATGGCGACGCATTTGATTTAGCAACATGAGCCAAAAAAATATAATATTGTGTATATTCATACATTTATACACTAACATATTTGCAAATATGGAGCCAGTTCAAGAATTGGACCCCAAGGAAGAAGCATTGGCAAATTTGCTTGCAGAAGTTGATGCCGCGTCAGAAGTTGCATTAAAAAGAGATGTTCTAGGCAGAGTGCCAGGGTTTTATGCTGGTTTAGCTTCTGGAAAGGGTGAACTAACATCACATCTACAAAAACAGTATTATCCAGGTCGAGGTGGAAAACGCCGCAAATATACCCGCAAACAAAGAGGAGGTGCAGCATGTGATAGTTGGATTGTCAGTCTTGCAGTCGATTCTGCGATTATTTTGGCAGGAGCCGCTGCATTTGCAGGGACATCATATGGAGGATTTAAAACGTTAAGCTATTACATGTCAACATATGGTTTACCTGATGCAATCGTTGAAATTATAACTGCATTTTATGAAACACTCAAAACCTTACTAACTGACTCAGTTCCAGCAGTGGCAAGTGGTGTGGGAAGTGCTGCCACAGGTATCTTTTCTGGATTCACATCATTATTTAATGCCGCTTCCACTGTGACAAAACCAGGTCTTCCTGCAGTCGGAGTATATAGATATTTTTTTCAGCAAGGAACTTCTGCAAGAGAAGATGCGGCTCGGATTGCTGATGCTGCAAGGACAAAAGTTTCAGATGCAAAAAAATTTGCGGTAGGTGTAATGACTCGCTCTATGCGTAAGAAAGAGGCATTGCAAGCGTCTATTGCGCAAACAAATCAAAATGTGCGAGCAGCATTGACAAATGCACGAGATGCTGCATCAACCCAGACACGTATCGCAAAGCAGAAAGTTCGTAATTTGAAAGATTTCATATGTGGATTAATTGATGGTGCCGTGAATAAAACAGTTACTACTGCGAATGCTTTATTGCGAATAACACAATTTTTTGCAAATTTGCGATTGCAAGATGATGAACGTGTTCAACCCCCTGTTGGTGCTGCTGCTGGTGCTGCTGCTGCATTTGACGCTGAGGTTCTTCCTGGCCCTGATTCTCCACGCGCTGATTCTCCCATTCTTCCTGGTTCTCCACGCTCTGATTCTTCACGCCCTGGTTCTCCCATTCTTCCTGATTCTCCACGCTCTGATTCTTCACGCCCTGGTTCTCCCATTCTTCCTGATTCTCCACGCTCTGATGATGACGAAGATATAGATCTAGCGGCTTCTGAACAACTTCGGGGAATATTTCAAGGTGGAAAACGTCACAGAAAGAGAACCATGCACCAAAGAAGCAAGAAGCATCACAAGGGCAAAAAGTCCCGCAAGCACATGCATAGACGACGCTAATTGGGTTCATTTTTATTGAATCATTTAAATACTTAAATTATTTAAATCATTTGAAAAGTTGATTTCATTTTATTACGACAATTTGATTACACGTTTTCCTTCAGAAGATGTTGATGATGATGATGATGAATCATTTGATTCAGTTGTTTCGGTGGGTTTGACGGGTGCAACATCCAGCATAGATGACTCACTGGTTGTTGGAGTTGAATTTGGAGTTGAATGCAACTGCTGTTCAATGAGTTGAGCTGCATTGGCACCAGTTGCACTTGTTGGTGGTTGTGGTTGTGGCACCATCACCATGGATTGCTGTTGTGGCATCATCATCATGGGCTGCATCATCATGGTTTGTGGCACCATCATAGGTTGTGGTATCATCATAGGTTGTGGCACCATCATGGGTTGTTGCATTTGTCTACCAGATTGCACAACGGGTTGCTGTTGCGGCATCATGGACTGTTGAAGGGGCGAAGTGGGCTCATGCATGGACGTGTATTCAGGCGACATGGGCGTGAACGACAGGGGGATTGCATCCGCATCCTTTTGGTCCGCTTCGCTCATGGCTTGTTCGTCCCGAATGTCCTGCACTGCCAGCGCAAAATTGTTGGCATACGGCATTTGTTTCAGCAAGTCGATGACAGCCGCTGCCTTGATTGGCACGCCGTCATTGTAATACAGCATTTGCGCATTCCAGCCCGCAGGATGCTCGTTTGGATACTTGCCACCGTGCTGCTGCACCGACCACATCTGCGTCGGCACTCCTTTCTCATCCCGAAGCAAAGACTGGTAAATCTCTCCACCATTGGCCTCAAAATTGACAAAATGCCAGCCCAGCGACTCGGCTTTTTCTGCGCCCGGTTCCTCTTCCTCTTCTCCTTCTTTCGTGGGTCGCAGTGCGGGTCGATTGTCGTCCTTAGGCGAACCGTGAAGTTTGGGCATCCTGCTGCCCACGGCCACCTTATTTTCACGAATCAAATTGGCGGGTCCACCCAGTGTCAGCATGGTCGTTGAAAACGACATGGATGCGATTTGGTCAATGTTGTCCTCTGTGAGAACGCGCATTTGCACATTCATGGCCTGCAGCTCCTGCATAAGCAGCTTGAACGCGTATGGCACGCGCACCACGCTGAAGCTGCGACCGAATCGAGTGAGCTTCTGAATATTGAGTGCCTGGTTGTCGGCCGATGTCAGCGTGTCGGCAAACTGAATGGGGCCGTCCGCCATCGGGCTCATAAATAAATTTTGTGCCGGATTGTAAATGGCAATCATGCCCGAGTGGTTGCACACTGCCATGTAATACTCATCGCCGCGTTCCAGCATGGACTGCCGTAAGAAGTACGCAGCGCCGTGTGCAATAACACCATCGCGCTCCATTTCACCGATGCGCAAGCCACCGTCATTTGCACGACCCTGCACCGTCTGTCGGGTCAGCACAGTGCGCGGTCCGCGTGTGCGATAATTAATCTTGTCCTTGACCATGTGTTTGAGGCGCATGTAATACGTGGGCCCAATGAAAATCTGGCTCTCCATCCGCTCACCCGTCGTGCCATTGTACAACAGTTGGGTCCCGCTGTTGTGGTATCCCAACTCCGTGAGCATTTTGCCATACACCTGGTGTTTGGACCCGTGGTTCACGAACGCAGTGCAGTCGCCAAACCCGCCTTGCAGCACGCATGCCTTGCCCATCAGTGTCTCGACCAGCTGTCCAATTGTCATGCGTGTGGGAAGCGCATGCGGGTTGATGATGAGGTCCGGGCGAATGCCGTCTTCTGCAAATGGCATGTCCTCTTCGGGAATGATGAGTCCCACGGTGCCTTTCTGTCCAGCGCGCGAACAGAATTTGTCGCCAATGCCAGGCATGCGCTCTTCCCGAATGCGCACCTTTGCCAATCGTTTCCCGGACGCCTCGTCCGTAATGAACGTGCGGTCCACCACACCCAGCTGTCCCTTTTTCGGGAACACGCTGTCGTCCTGCATTTGCGGTTCATCCGTTGCAGCACCCGCAATCCATTCTTCCGTGACGCGACCGATGACTGCCTTCTTGTCATCCATTTCCACATTTTCCTTGATTAAGCCGAAGCGGTCCAAAGCGCTGTAGTCGCCGCCGGGTTTCAGGCCGCGCACGGCAGACTGTGCCTGGACGTTGCAAATGCGCTTGTCATACGTGCGCTCCTCTTCTTCGCGGGTTTCATACATATTGTAGTATGTTGTGCGAAAGAGGCCGCGTTTCAGCGAACCCTCGTTGAACAAAATGGAGTCTTCCACATTGTAGCCGTTATAACACATGATGGCCACAATCGCGTTCTCGCCATAGGGATGTTGTTCATTGTTGATGTATTTCATGTAGCGGCTTTTCACGAGCGGCACCTGACCATAGTTCAACACCACGCCCATTTTGTCGATGCGCGAATTGAAATTGGAAGAATAGAGAGACACGGCTTGTTTGCCCTGACCGCACGAAAAGTTGTTGCGCGACGACGGGTTATTTTCGGGAAACACGATTTGGTTGCCCATCACGCCAAAGATGAGCGAGGGATGGATTTCAATGTGCGTGGTTTTTCCAGGCACCACGTCGCGCGGGAACATGGCAATGAACGCGCTTTCTGATTCGTTCGTGTCCAAATACTCAATGATTGCGCGGCTTGCAGTGAGCGCGGCAAAGTCGGTCGCGCCGGCATAAAGTTCATGGATGCGATAAACGCGGCATGGGTCGAGCGAAGACACGCTCTTTGCAGCGAAACCGGTGGTCAGCTGCGACCACGTGAACTTTCCGCTTTTAATGGTTTCAATTGCCTCGCGACTGGCATAGCTGGGTCGTTGCGTTTCATTATCATAGTAAAAGACAGGACGACACAAGCGCCCGCCATCGGTGAAAAACTGCAGTTCATTGTGTGCAATGTCCCATCGTCCACTCGTGTAAATCGGGATGAGCGCATTGCGTCGATACAAGAGGAAGAGACGCAGCACTTCGCGCGGATTGTTGACCGCCCCCACCCACGCCCCATTCACAAAGACCTTGGTGATTTGGTGCAAATATTTGGGACTGCATTCTTCCAATAGTTGCATTATGGCAATCTCTCGAAGCCATTGGATGATGGGCAGTGCAGAGCACGGTTTTGTGATGTATGCTGAAATGGCAAGATGCTTTTGCAAGCCAATATTGGCACCATCCGGGCTGTCGGCGGGGTCAATGATGCCCCATTGCGAGCCATGCAGTTGGCGCGGTCCAGCCACTTTGGCGCTGGACTCCATCGGCAAGTTCATTTTGCGCAAGTGAGATATGAAGGAATTGTAAGACAGGCGGTTCAGGTCTTGCACGATGCCCTCCACTTCGGTGCCGTCCGTTGCACCAATGGTTCCTTTATACAGTTTCGACTTGTCCTCGGTTTGCACGGTTGCTGCCCACTTGCCTTTGAACGACTTCTTGAATCCGGCTTCAATGATGCGTTCGCCAAAAATCTCGTTGTAATTGTCGGCGGTAATGACCTGCATGATTTGGGTGCCGACGAATTCGTTGCGGTCGCGTCCATATTTGATTTTCTTGTCCAGCTTGAGCCGCACATTGTCGACGTGTGCGGTGTAATACGTGCGGAACAGGTTGAACATGAGCGAACCCGGCACTTCTACGCGCTTGAACTTGAAACTGTCGCGGTCGGTGGGTCGTTCCGCATTTGAGGCAACCAACAGCATTTTGTAGACCATGTATCCCAGAAAGAACGCCTTGGCGCCGAAATTCAGTTCGCCAATTTGCGGCATGAAGTAGTTCATGAGAATGTTCTGCACTTGCGCAACGGTTTTCTCCTTGGTCATTGTGGCAATGAACTTGAGGGCGGCGGCTTGCGTGAAGATTTCACACGCGTCATGCACGGATGGAATGAATGAATCAACCATAGAAGCGTTGGCTTCCAGATTCAGTAAACATCTCTCCACGATGTCGCGGTCGCTGATGATGCCGAGTGCGCGCATGACGATGAAGAGCGGAATCGGTTTGCGCACGTTGGGAATGTCGACAACAATTTGACCATTGGAGTATTTGGCATCAGGCGCAACCATCTTGACCGCCATTTTGCGTTCGGGTTTGGAGGGGTCTTCCGACACGGTGCGCACTTCGGCGCTATAACTATACACTGCGTCCGGGTCATCCGCATTGGAGCGCACGTAAATCATGTTGTCGGCGAATTTTTCTTGCGACACGATGCATTTTTCTTTGCCGTCCACGATGAAGTAGCCGCCGTAGTCGTTGCGGCATTCGCCGGCATAAAACCGGGCTTCCGGCGTCATGCCGTGCAGGATGCATGCATTGGACTGCAGCATAATTGGGAATCGTCCCAAGCTGAGTTGTTTCAGTTCCACGCGTTCGTTCAACTGGATTTTCTGCACAGGGTCAAACACGCGGTAAATGACATCCACGTCGCAGTGAATGGTCATGCCGTATGTCATGTTGCGTAGACGCGCCTCGTTGGGATACATGAAATGCGCGCGTGGTTCTTTGGAACCTTTTTCTTCGCTTACCACGTCGTCATAAATGATGGGCTTGCTAAATGAAATGCGATTGCCCTCAACGCCGCCCAAATAAATTTCAATCACGGAGTTGTATTTTCCAGTTTCTTTATTTTCATCCTTCTCCAGAATGATGGGGTTGCGGTCTTTCATGATGCGCGCGATTCCATTGCTCAAAAAGTCGTTGTAGGATTCCAGATGATGCCGCACAAGCACGTTGGGGTTGTCCTTAAAATAGTGGTCAATGATGCTCCATGAAAGCGTCTCTTCCGCATTTTTCAACGCATCTGCAATGAGTTCATTCTCATCCGCATTCTGCTTCCGTTTCATCTGTTCTTGTGCAGGCGTTGGTGCTTTTGCTTGTTGTTGTTGTGCCATCATTATTTATTTATTATTATTATTATGTATCGTTTATCTAATATTTGTGTTTATTATTTGTTCAATTGAATAAACATAAATTCATGCATTTGCTTCAAAAAACAATTGTCGTGCATTACTGGTTTGCGGAATGCATGGGTGGTCCGGGTGGAAACATGGGTTTATACGCTGGAAAACTCTTTTGGTTTGCCAGGACCGGGCGCTCGATTGGCAACATTTTTTGGACCCGTCCTTGCTGAATCATGCGCGACGACATGAGCATCATGACCCCAATCAAGACAAAAAACAGGACAAGTGGGAACACCACCATGAACCAGGAAATGGAGGTGTAGCCAGTGCGACACATCAGGTGCAGAATCCAGGTCCAAAACAGTATATAAATCGCTTCGCTAAATATGACGGCAGCAGTGCTGGGCACGTAGCATGAGAAATCCCCCATGCAATACATATTGTTCAGGCCCATGTTTTGATACGCAATGGCAATCAGCGCCACGACAGAAATGGCTAAATACACCATGGCGGGTTTGCACAAGTGGCGAAAATCGCCTGAAATACGACGAATCAGCGACATTGAATTGTTTTGTGTGTATAATATATCATAATATTTTATTGAATTGATTGCTATAAACATCTCCCCAATGCAATGCACGTGAATCTTGATAAATGAATTTATCTAATGTTTCATTTTGCGTTTTTTGGTATATCGCCGCTTCCCTCCTCCCAGATTATGGACATTTGCTCGAGTATGTTTGGTGCGGCCTCGGCGATATATACTAGAATACATGACCGGAAATGGATACAGTATGTAGAGTTTTATGTGGTCCTGGTCGAGGGGTTGTTCTGGACCATACCTAGACATTAAATGTTTGAAATGGTCTTCGATTGCGAACTCAGGGGTTTCAAGTGTATCAACAATGATATCATCCACCATGCTTGGAAATGGTTCATCATTCGCATCAAGAACATAAAGATATTTTTCAAGGAATTCTCTCTTTTCTGCATTTGTTTTGCAGTTTAAAATCATTTCGGCGAACATTTTTATTTTCAAAGTGGACATATTGTAAATTAGATTGTCAACGGAATGGGGCAATTGCGCGGGAAATCGTTTCGCGGTGGTCGATGTTCGTTTCGTGGGGGTCGATGTTCGTTTCGTGGGGGTCGATGTTCGTTTCGCGGTGGTCGGTGTTTGAATCAATGTGAAACGCACAGGTTCCCCTGAATCGCTTAAACTTTCTTGAAAGTCATTTAAAACATGTTTGAATTCTTTGTAGCAATCATTTTTATAATTTGCGTGAGGGCATTCATGTTTATCAAACACATGAGTGATTCTTTTAATTAAATTTGCAAATGTGGAATTGTGTTGAGGTGGAAAATAAATCATGCGTCGCACATCTTCCTCTCGATTGGATGATTTCGCCAATGCATTATACAATCGTATTGCATCAACTTTTTTCAAATGTGCATGCGGATTCCAAGTGGATTTGGAATCCAAATCTAGTTCCATGAAAATTCACGTATTGTATTGTGACATAAACTGATATTTTATTTGCATTTTCAAAAAACCATCCATCAACGACGTCTTGGTGGCATGGCAACGCGTTGATGATGTTGTTGTAAATGCGGTGGCTGTTGCGGTTGTTGTGGATATGGATGACGCAACTGTGGTTGTGGGTGTGGTTGTGGGTGTGGATGTGATTGTGGGTGCGATTTAGGTCCGTGAATGAGTCCCATTTGTGGACCCAATGAAATGCGATTTACACCATTATTTTTGACAATGTCGTATTCTTCAAACTTCAACTCATTTGGATTTTGAAGTGTGTCAAATGACGTCACATTGATGTATTCATCCTTGAAATGATAGTTCAAATTTCGAATGGTGTGATATGACTCTTGGCACGTGCGATACATTGCTGTCCCAGTTTCTTTCTTGCTAATCATTTTAATGAGACCATCCACGAATTGCAGGATGGAACGATGTCCACTGGGAAAAAAGTTGGTTCGGTCAATGTATAGCCGAGAATCAATCACACGTTGATTGAAGCAGTTGTCCTCGCTGCCCCATGCCCAGAAATTCGGATATCCGCCTGTGCGTTCAAAGTCTCCTGCCTTGATGGAAACAATCCCTCCTAAAGTGAATGTGTATCCAAAAAAGTGCTTGACAATGCCGGGGCGCGTATCATAATTCAGGAGTCCTTTGGTGTATGGCAAGTTGTCCACATCATGAAACACAAGAGTGATGTTCTTATAGTCGTTTGGATACATATTGCGGATGGCCAAGAACCCGATATTTTTCATGGCACCGCGATTGAATGGACGAGCATCACACTGGTGCACGAAATAAATTCGGTATTTATCCGGAGGCATATCTTCTAATAGAAATTTCATATAAACGGTGAAAAACATTTTGTGTTCTTCTCGATTGCGGTATGGCACAATGAAAACAATTTCTGGCACACACGTTGGTGTCGCTTCTTGTGGTTCATGTGGTTCATGTGGTTCATGGTTGCTTTCATCTTTGGGAACCAATGATTTTTTTGAGAAGAGAGTGAGTTTATTCGTTGCGTTTGAATTCATTTTGCGTTGCGCTTTGCTTAAATTCCGTGCGCATATTTTTTTCAAGATGCAACCGAATACTTTTGCAGAATGGTGGATGGAATCAGTTGTGTTTTGATGGTTTCCAGTTTCTTGAAGCACTTGTTAATCGTGACTTCGCTGATTTGACTTATGCGATTCACGTCTTTTTTGGTGATGTTCAAGTTGCACATTTGCGTGACAAAGTAGATAATGCCAGCAGCAATGGCATGCGGCGTGTTTTCGGGAATCAGGTTGTTCTGTTCAATGCGCATGGCAACAAACATGCACAGTTTGGTGAGTTCGGTGTTCATGTTGAGTGGACTGCAGTATCGTTCAATGAATGCCCATGGCTTTGTTTTCTCAAAACTCGTTTTCTCTGAATTGTCCAAGTCGTGTTCAAGTTCATTGATGATGGCCAACGCATTTTTGCACCCTTTGGTTGCGCTCTTGTTGTCTAGATGAAAGATGCTGGCGATTTCTTTCGGAGTGCGCGGGCATCCATGCGTTCGGCATGAAATGTAAATTGAAGCCGAAATGATTCCGTCGCGATTCTCTCCTCGGAACGTCTTGTGTTCTGAAATTTTCTTGTGATATCGAAGAGCACAATCGATGATCATTTTGGGAATGCCGGCATTGGACGCCGTGTTTTTGATGCGTTCAAATTCATCATACAGCGATTTCTCAGCATATGGCATTGACTGCCATTCAGTGTATCGGCGTATTTTTCGCATTTCATAGCTGGAGCCTCCTTCACACAGCACTTTGCATCCATAGGATGATTCTTTCAATAGTGGATTCACTGGCATTCCGCACCGTGTGGGGTCCGTCATTTGATTGTCATCTGCACCATAAAACCGCCATTCGGCGGATTGGTCCAGAACGTCTTTGTAAATGATACTGCATGTCGGATTCGTGCAAGTGGCAAACCCGTCATCTGTTATGACAATGTTGGAACTGCACACATCGCACAATTCGCGATTACCACACGGATTATAGACGCATTCAACCGCCGCTGCAGTATTCGCTTGTTCCCGTTCTTCCTCTCGAAATGATTCCAATCTTTTCCATAATTCGCTCTTTTTTGTTGTGCCATGTGCAGACCGGTTTTTGTGAGTTTTGCTGTTTAACAACATTTTCTTCTTATGCTCGCGAATTAGGTGTGTTGCCTGTTTGCGGATTGATTGATATGTCTAACCATTATTTGTTGCGGTGTGTTTAATTCAATTTTTCCAATATATGTAAATCACATTCATATTTACATACATATGTTTTGCAATACTTCATCGTGATGCATATGCATTTTCAATGCGTGACACCGGTAGAACGGTATGTTTCCAGCCATTTATTCAATGCCTGTGGTGAAGTCGAAGAATTGTAAATGATGATTACATTTTTATAACGGGTTGGTATGACGATTTGCGAATATGTTATGCCATCTTCCGTGTCCAAAAATCCGGCAGTTGTGGTGTTTATGATGAGTGGTGTTGGAACGATGAAATACGAGAGATTTTGCATGGGCAAATCAGATGTGGGCAAAGTGTTTGTGAACACTCCTCCAAAGTAAATTCGCGGAGATATAAACAAAGTTGCATACACTGAGCCATTCATTCCAATGTGCGACCCCGATGAATTCTGAATTTGATTGATTTGAAGCGTGTTTAAATTAACGGTTGCCACTCTATACAGTGGGATTGTCCCGCCAGAATCTGCCGTGAAGTCGCCACATATGTATGCAGTGGTCCCTGTTTTATAATAAATATCTCTCACCGTTGAATTCAAACCTGAACCAGGCTGTGTCCAAACATTGGAACCCGTGTCAAATGTGCCAAATCCAAACACTGTGGTTGCCCCGCAGGTTGTAAAAGAACCACCCACAAGAATGGTGGAACCACTATATAGTTCCATTGTTTCAATTGTGCCATCCACTCCAATCGCGGAACCACTCACGATGGATCGCCACATGTAATTAATGGTGTCCCAGTATGCAATGTAATTCAGAGTTTGATTGTTTGACAACAAATTAGTGAATTGACCACCAACATATATGTTGCTCCCGACACGCACAATCGCATTAACCGGTCCGCTCAATGCAGGAACCGATGGAGATGACATGTTGTTCCATAAACTATTAATTGTCATTATTGCAACATTCCGAGCAATCACTATAGGCGTGGTTGGATTGTAATTTCCACTATAACATTCATTAAAATTACCGCCAACAATGAGTCGATTGCTTCCTATGAATAAAACAGAATTCACAGTTGCGGTTTGCGTCACTCCGTTCATGATTACACCATTGTATAACGCACCTCCCGAACTCGTTGTTGATGGATTGGGCAACGTGTTCAAATAACTAGATGCAAATGACGATGCCTCCTGGAACATGAGAATGTTGTTCACAGGCGTCAATATGTTGTGATTCTGATAATAATCCACAACCCCAGCGAGATCAAAACTCCCGCCAATGAATAACCGTGTGTCAAACGAAGATGAATTTTGACCAGGATAATGCAATGAACGAACTGCGCTGTTCAAAGTGTTCAGTCCGCCATAACCAACAATGTGCCACGAAGGACCGGTGCCAAAATCATATGCCGCAAGATATGATGCGTTGACTGTTCCATTGCACACACTTGTAAAATTTCCTCCAACATACACCACGGTGTTTGTAGTGGGTCCAATCCCCCAACCACCCACGGCAAGCGCATTCACTTGTCCATTTGTTCCTTCTCCTCCACTGGTGTTTAATGGTTTGAAGACACTGTAATCCCATGAAACCACGTTGCTTGCAGTAACGCCTCCACCTGCAGTTGTGAAACTTCCTCCAATTATTATGCGACTTGCCAATGAACTTCCAAATGTGATTGCATACACTGGTCCGTCCGTTCCCGAACCCGTATAAGTTGCATCTGTGAGAGGTGCCCAGACGGAGGAACCGTCCCATGTTGCAATGTTATTGACACCTGTGCTTGTGCCAGCATCTGTGAAATTCCCGCCAACAAAAAGAGATGAATTGTCGGTTGCCATTGCATGAACCGTGCCACTGGTTCCATTGTTTGAGCCAGTGCCTACAGAACTCCATGTGTTCGTTGAATAATTCCATTTGGCAATATGGTTTGCGGTATTCCCGCCAGCACTCGTGAAAGTACCACCAACATATAACTCGGAATTAAAAAAACAAAGAGACAATGCTAAGCTATTGAGTCCGTTTTCATTTGTTGTGCTATCGACCAACCCATACCATGTTCCATTTGATGTGTCATACACTGCAATGTTGTTGGCATATATTCCTCCTGCATTTATAAACTCGCCACAAACATATATTTTGCTTATGCCATCATAAATAGTTGCATAAACTATGCTTGGTCCGCTGGGATTTTTAACGCCATAAGGTATAATCCTTTGTTTCATTGGGTTCCAACTGTAATTGGAAGTATCATAGTATGCAACACGACTTGAATTAATAATACTATTTGCCTCGAGAGCGAGTGTGAAGCTTCCCCCATTTACAATGACCCCATACGCATTGTTGTATTTTATACTATTTACCGACCCATTATTCACCCCCGAACCACTTCCGATGGCTGGCAAATATGGAGTGACATTCCAAACAGTGCCATCCCAATATGCAGTATTTTTTGCCGCGTATCCTCCAATATTTGCAAATGAACCACCAGCATACAAATTTCCAGAACCCGAATAGTAATCCAATGCAAAAATTGGTCCAGATGAACTTGTCAATGCATTGTTCCATGTTCCATTGAGTCCAGTTATGTTCGACGTTAAAATTGTGTATTCCACAATGTAAGGATAGTTCAAATTTCCAGAATCATCATAAACATCTGTGAAATCCCCAGCAATGTAAATTTTGTCATTGCCATCATTTGCAACTGCATACACTATGCCACCAGTTGCTCCTGGAGTGGTGACAAGAGTCGGGAAAGAAGTGGTTGAATATAACGAAAACCAGTATTCATTGAATGGAGTCCAAACCGCAACATGATTCGCCGCTTGATTTATTCCGGTGGTTGAAGCGACATTGATGAAATCTCCGCCTAATACTAATCCATATGAGCCTGAAAACTGTGGGGACTGTCCGAACCATAACGAGCGAACTGGTGCATCCACCCCATTGTAAATGGTTGATTGACATTTCAATTCATTCCAAAAAACGGAAGTGTAATTCCATCTTGCAACATTGTTGACTGTGTATGGTCCAGCCTGAGTGAAACTTCCGCCAACATACACATATCCATTGCCTGAATCGATGCAATACACTGACCCGTTTGTTCCTTGACTGATTCCATCATTTAATGTTCTCCATGTTCCAGGAGAACCAGGAACCCAGTATGCAATATAATTTGCTGGCAAGGTTGA